GAACTACTACCCTACATTGAAGCAGATGGTGGGTGGTTAGAGTTTGTTGAGATAGATTATATGGATGAGGGTGCGTTCGTTAAGGTAAGACTAGGTGGTGCATGTTCTACATGTGCTATGAGTGCTATGACATTAAAGCAAGGTATAGAATCTAAGTTATGTCATGAGATCCCAGATTGCTATGGAGTTATCCAGGTTCTCTAACAGTGTCAGTGAGTCCACACTGAACTAAGCAAAATTACTCAATCTGTGCTATAAATATATGCAGTACGGGATTGAAACAATCATGCCCCTGACTCAACAGAGACATTACACAGTCGGTTATCACGACTTACAAAAAAATCATTATGAGATATGTGAGTATGCAGAAGATGCATATGAAGCAATACAACATTCAAAAGAGGATGTCCCTGGTCTAAGGGAGCATCCTCATTTTATTGATTACTGTACCATGGGTATGGAGCTATGAGTCGTATTACGAAGCATAAGCATGAGATAATGTGGTGGATGAGTAGACTCACAGTGATGGGAGTTTCTCTAGGATTAGCATTTAGACTTGCTGCTGAAGCATACGTCTAATGGTTGTACATTCAGTTAATATAATGATTGCTATCCTTCTCGTTGCAGTGGGAATTGCAATTTACTACATATTCATGTATGATACATGGTATCCTAATGACGAAGAAAACATTGAAGGATCTGAAAGTGGACGCACACATAGCAGTGTTGCACACGAAGGTTGATGCCTTATTAGAAAAACAAAAAGAACTTACTGGAAGAGTTCGTGCAAATGAGAAAGTAGTTGCTGCTATAGGTCTCTTGGGATCTATAGCACTTGCTGTTATTGGAGCAGGATACTTTGCACCAAAGGCAGAAGCATGTAGTCCTCGTTTAGATGGTGAACCTACCTATTGTCCACCTTGGGATACTGTAATATTGGAAGAACCTAAAGGAATAACAGATGAATCATTTGATGAAGAGATTCCAGATGCTTTTACTCATACACTTACATTATATGATTCAAGAGATGATGATCCGTTTGATATAGCACACATGGGTCATTCATTTCCTACAAACGAGTGGATACAGAAAATGAGAGACCATGAATCTAGAATTAAAAGAACTCCAATAGAGGATATGATAAATAATACACTTATGGAGTATGAAAATGGGAGCAATGACCCCACCGAGTCGGAAGAGTTGTTACAACTTTCGAGTAACGAAGATTAACCGTGTTGTTGACGGCGATACTATTGATGTCACCATTGATCTTGGGTTTGACTTATACAAGAAAGAAAGAGTTAGAGTTGCAGGAATTGATACGCCAGAAAAAAGAACAAGAGACTTGGAAGAGAAGGCACTGGGAATAGATGCAACTAATTGGCTCAAAGGAACGTTAGAAGATACAATCAAAGGAGACAATGAACTTACTATCAGAACTGAACTTAAAGGTGGCATGGGTAAGTATGGTAGGCTTCTTGGTTGGTTATACGTTGGCGAAGATGATATATCACTCAACGAACAGATGATTAAGGAAGGGTATGCGTGGGAATATGACGGAGGTACAAAGAAAAAGAACTTCGAGGAACTAAGAGAGATCCGTAGGAGTCAAGGTACTTTACAAGAAGGTTAAGTGGCAGTAACACAGGACATATACTTAGGTAACCCGAACCTTAAAAAGGCGAATGTACCTACGAACTTCTCACCTAAACAGGTGAAGGAGTTTATTAAGTGTAGCCAAGATCCTGTACATTTCATCCAGAAATACATCAAGATTGTATCACTAGACAAAGGTCTAGTACCTTTTGACATGTATGACTTTCAGGTTGACATGGTTAGGAAGTTTGATGAAGATAGATTTAATATAGCAAAGTTGCCAAGACAGTCAGGGAAGTCAACTATCGTTACTTCCTATTTGTTGTGGTATGTACTCTTTAATGATAATGTAAATGTCGCAATCCTCGCAAACAAAGCAGCCACTGCAAGAGAAATGTTGGGTCGCTTACAACTTTCTTATGAGAATCTCCCAAAATGGATGCAACAGGGTATTGTCGGATGGAACAAAGGGTCACTCGAATTGGAAAACGGAAGTAAAATCCTCGCTGCTTCTACTTCTGCTAGTGCTGTTCGGGGTATGTCCTTTAACGTTATATTTCTGGACGAATTCGCATTCATTCCGAATCATATTGCTGACCAGTTTTTCAGTTCTGTGTATCCTACTATATCTTCTGGTAAATCAACAAAAGTTATTATCATTTCTACCCCTCACGGGATGAATATGTTCTACAAACTCTGGCATGATGCCGAGAGAGGTAAGAACGAGTACACAACTACGGAGGTTCACTGGTCTCAGGTGCCTGGTAGAGACGATGTATGGAAAGAACAGACCATAGCCAACACTTCGGAAGAACAATTTCGAGTTGAGTTTGAGTGTGAGTTCCTAGGATCTGTTGATACATTGATTTCAGCGTCTAAATTGAGGACTATGACCTATGAAGATCCACTAACAAGCAATCAGGGGTTGGATGTTTATATAAAACCAGAGGAAGGACACCAATATACTATCACTGTGGACGTTGCAAGGGGTGTAACTAAGGATTATAGTGCATTTACAGTGATAGATACGTCAACAATACCCTATCAGTTGGTAGCAAAGTATAGAAATAACACAATTAAACCATTATTATTCCCAAATATCATACATCAAGTGGCATGTGCATACAATCATGCGTATGTATTGGTAGAAGTTAACGATATTGGTGCACAAATAGGAGATATTTTACAATTTGACCTAGAATATGATAATCTATTAATGTCTGCTATGCGTGGTAGGGCGGGACAGGTCATTGGACAGGGATTTAGTGGTACAAAAGTACAATTAGGTGTAAAAATGTCTACTACTGTCAAGAAACAAGGGTGTTCTAACCTAAAACAGTTACTAGAAGACGACAAATTATTACTAAACGACTATGACATCATCTCAGAACTCACAACCTTCATCCAAAAAGGACAAGCATGGGAAGCAGAGGACGGTTGCAATGATGATCTTGCTATGTGCTTGGTTATTTTTAGTTGGCTCGCAACTTCCGATTATTTTAAAGAACTTCACGACTCCGATGTAAGAGCAAGAATGTATAAAGAGCAAAGGGAAGGTATAGAACAAGACATGGCACCCTTTGGATTTGTTGATGATGGTCTAGGTGAGGAGATAGAGGTTGTTGATGGTGATGTATGGCAGACAGACAACACTGGTGGTGTCATGGATGAGTATGGAAATAGATCTTATATGTGGGAATACCTCTCATGATGGAAGCATATACTGATATACAGACCCAGATTGAGTTAGAACATTTATTATTTAAAGAGAGAAGATGTAAGACATGTGGATTAGATAAGAACTTATTAGAAGATTATTATATGACCCGTAAAGACAGAGGTGCAACACCCTCTGCTTTTTCGTATGAGTGTAAAGTCTGTACTATAACTAGAGTTACAAAGAATAAAAGAAGACCTAGACCTTTACCTCCTTACCTAGCAGATTATCCAGACTGGTAGTTTCCGCTAAGTTTCCCCGTGGAAAAACACCTTTTAATAAATAATTAAAGCATCCAAGTAATGACCACAAGGAGATATTAAAGATGGCATCAACACAAGCATCACCAGGTGTTGTCGTACTAGAAAGAGATCTGTCTCATACCACCAATGCAACGGTGGATAATGTAGCTGCTATAGCAGGTGCATTTGAGAAAGGACCTGTAGAAGAGGTTCAGACAATTTCTTCAGAACGAGAACTAATTGCTACATTTGGTAAACCAAATGATTACAACTATGAGTATTGGTTCGCAGTTGCACAGTTCCTACTATACGGTGGATCTGTCAAAGTAGTGCGTGCCGACAATGCATCTCTAAAGAATGCTATTGACGCTACTCAAATCACACAGACAACATTCGACGCTACAGATACAACTCTAACAGTTACATCTGCAACTGGATTTGATGTTAACGATTATCTTAAAATCGATGCTGAAATTCTTAAGATTACTGCTATCTCTGGTCTAGACATTACTGTTACTCGTGGAGCATGGAGCACATCTGCTGTATCTCACGCTGCATCTTCTCAAATCGCATTGATCGAACCTGCAGGTACTGCTTCTACAGTTAATGAAGGTGGTACTTACAGTGATTCAGATACAACTTTAACAGTTACTTCTGCTGCTACCTTAGGTGTACAGAATAACAGTTACATCTTGATCGACTCTGAGATTTTACAGGTCACTGCTATTGCAACAAATGACCTAACCGTTACTCGTGGTGCTCTTGGAACAACTGCTGCTGCTCATACTAACGGAAGTGCGGTAACACTTCAGACAGTTACAGTTAATAAGACAACAATCAACGAAGAGACTTCCACAGGTGTTACGCCACCTATCATTAAGAACATTTCTACTTACGAAGCTGTTACGGAAGAGGCAGCAAATAACTGGAAATGGGCAGCAAGAACTCCTGGTGTTTACGGAAACTCTATCCGTGTTGTTGCTACTGACGCAGGTCCTGACCAAGTACTTTGGTTATCCTCACCTTCATCAGGTAATGAGTGGAAATTTACAGCAGGATCTGGTGTTAGCGTAAGTGCTACTAACACATATTCTAAAGTCTTTAGTTACTCTATGATCGTAACCTTCGAAGCAGGTTCCAACCTCGTTGGTGGATTCGAAGCAGATAACTTCTACACTGCTGTTGCAGGTAACGTTACTGGTAAGATCATTGCTTATGATGCTTCTTCTCGTAAGATTGAGTTAACAGTTGATGACACTGGTTCTGACTACCTAGAAGTTGGTGATACATTCACAGAACTAGCAAACAGTGGTGGATCTCCTGGTTCTGCTACAGGTGACTCTGCAGTTGTGGAGAAAATACAACGTCGTTTGACTGTTGCACACAGCGAAGGATCAACAAACTTTGCAGCAAACCAAGTTATTAAGGATTCTTCTACAGTTACATCTGGAGAGAACGATGGTGATAACGTAAGTATCGTAGGAATAGAGCAAGAGTATATTTCTCGCTTCTATGGTCCTAACCAGAAATGGTCAGCAATTGCTCCTAGACCTGGTACTTCTGAGTTCGCATCAGACCGTGGTGGATTCAGAGACCTAATGCATATCCTAGTCATCGATGGTGACGGTGGTATCACAGGAGTTCCTGGTTCTATTCTTGAGAAATTCTTAGATGTATCTAAGGGATCTGACGCTAAGTCACCTCAAGGTGCTAACATCTATTATAAGGATGTTATCAAGCAAAACTCCAGATATATCTGGTGGGGTTCACACGAAGCGAATACTGTATTTGATGTTGACACTAACGTTACAGGTGACATTGGTAATGCAGTTACTAACCGCAAGTATGATTTACTTAAGAACACTTATTCTCTTAAGTCACAGGATGATCCAACTGGTGCAAACCCAGTAGCAATTCCTCTACTATACACTTACAATTCTTCTACTGTTAAGTACAGTCTTCGTGGTGGAGTAGATGGATACACACTAGAGAAGGATAAGTTATTCGATTCTTACGACTTATACTCTGACGCAGAGACAGAAGAGATTGATTACATTCTCCAAGGTCCTGCAATGAGTAACCTAACAGATAGCACAGCAAAAGCACAGAAGATGCTTGACCTTGCTGCTACTCGTAAGGACTGCATGGCATTCATATCTCCTCCTAGAGATAGAGTGATCGGAGTTCCTTCAGTTAATACTATCGTAGATAGAGTAATTGAGTTCTTCGAAGCATTATCTTCCACATCATACGGTGTGTTTGATAATAACTATAAGTATGTTTATGACAAGTACAACGATAAATATAGATACTTACCATGTAATGCTGACGTTGCAGGTCTAACATTGAGCACTGCTCTTAACCAAGAAGCATGGTTCTCACCTGCAGGATTTAACAGAGGACAATTGAGAAACGCTATTAAATTAGCATACTCACCTCTAAAAGATCACAGAGATCGTTTATATTCTGCTCGTATCAACCCAATCTGCTCATTCCCTGGACAAGGAGTCATCCTTTACGGAGACAAAACTGCACAAGGAATAGCAAGTGCATTCGATAGAATCAATGTTCGTCGTCTGTTCTTAGTGATTGAGAGAGCAATCTCAGTAGCTGCTAAGAGTCAGTTATTCGAGATGAATGATGAGTTCACCAGACAAGGATTTAAAAATATAGTTAATCCTTTCCTTCGTGGAGTACAATCAAGAAGAGGAATCGTTGATTTCTTAGTTGTTTGTGACAGTAGCAACAACCCACCTGATGCTATTGACCGTGGAGAATTCTTCGCAGAGATATTTGTTAAGCCTACAAGGTCTATTAACTTTATCACACTACAATTCACTGCAACTAGAACAGGTGCTAGTTTCTCTGAAATCGTATCTTAATTAACCCGTTTAACTTATCAGGAGTAAATAGCAATGGCAACAACCGCACCATACGCTAAGTCGATTGATCAATTTAGAGGTAAGTTTGCTGAAATGGCAAGACCTAACCTGTTTCAGGTTAGTATCTACTTACCTAAGACTCAGCTAACACCACTACAACCAGTAAATGATGCTTTAGTAACATCCACTCAAGACAATGAGGGACAAGGAACTACTTCTTTAGATGAACTTACACAGTTCATGGTAAAGGCAGCAAGTTTCCCTGCATCAACTATCGGAGTTGTAGAAGTACCTTTTAGAGGTCGTCAACTTAAAATCGCAGGAGACAGAACTTACGAACCATGGTCAGTAACTGTTCTCAACGACGAAGGATTTACAATTAGACAACAGATGGAAACATGGGCACAAACCATACAAGAGTATAAGATCAATGGATCTTCTGCTCAGAGTACTGGTGAGTACATGGGTAGAGCAATTGTTGATCAACTATCGAGAGATGGTGAAGTCATCAAACAGGCTACACTAGAAGGCATCTGGCCATCAAACATATCCGCATTGGATCTAGATTGGGGAACAAATGATACTCCAGAAGAGTACACAGTTGAGTTCCAAGTACAATACTGGTTACCAATTAAGGGAGAAGAGACAAGTACAACTAACACACCTCCTACAGTAGGCGGATAGTTTACTTCCCTAAATAAATATGTTATGATACAGTAAACGGGTATATTGATGTCTCAATTATTTGGTTATTCGCTTGATAGAAAGAAGGCTAAGGCTCCTGGAAAGGGAACCCAGCCTTCTTTTGTGCGTAAAGAATCAGAAGACGCTGCGAGTCCAATAGTTGCAGGTGGTTATTTTGGTCAGTACGTTGAGATGGGTGACGCTGCTAATAAAGCAAGCGAAGCTGATCTCATAGGAAGATACAGAGAAATGTCTCTGCATCCAGAAGCCGACAGTGCTATTAACGATGTAGTAAACGAAGCAATAGCAGGAGATCTAAATGATCACCCTGTTGATATTGACCTCCAAAATTTAAAAATTAGTCAGAATCTAAAGAACGTTATTCGGGATGAATTCGAAAACGTTCTTGTTTTATTAGATTTTGATAGAAAAGCATACGACATTTTCCGTAGATGGTACATCGACGGAAGACTTTTTTATCATAAAATGATTGATGTTAACGATCCTGCTCTTGGAATTACAGAACTACGTTACATTGATCCTAGAAAGATCAAAAAGGTTATAGAGTTTGACAAACCTAAGGATAGACAGAGAGTAGTAGATCCTGAGGTTACAAGTATCGTACCTAAGTCCGTAGAATATTACATATATTCTCCTAAAGGATTAAAAGGATACGAGAATAATGGTGTAAAAATCGCACCCGATGCAGTTACCTACGTCCACTCTGGACAGATGGATATGCAGCGTAACTATGTGCTTTCACATCTTCACAAAGCAATTAAAGCACTTAATCAGTTGCGTATGATTGAGGATAGTCTAGTTATATACAGACTTTCTCGTGCACCTGAAAGAAGAATTTTCTACATTGATGTAGGAAACCTTCCTAAGCAAAAGGCAGAACAATACCTCCGTGAGGTTATGTCTCGCTATAGGAATAAGTTAGTATATAATGCAGACACAGGAGAAATCCGTGACGACAAGAAGTTCATGTCCATGTTGGAGGACTTCTGGTTACCAAGACGTGAAGGTGGAAGGGGTACAGAAATTTCTACACTACCAGGTGGACAAAACCTAGGTGAATTAGAAGATGTTAAGTACTTCCAGAAGAAACTTTACCGTGCACTTAATGTTCCTGAGTCTAGATTAGAAAGCGAAAGTTCATTTAACATCGGACGTAGTGCAGAAATCACTAGAGACGAAGTTAAGTTCCAGAAATTTATAGTAAGACTGCGTAAGAAGTTTACGGATCTCTTTAATGATATCCTTAAGACTCAATTGATTCTTAAAGGTGTTATAACTATAGATGAATGGGATGAGTTTAAAGAGCACATCCAATATAACTTCATTGCTGACAACTACTTCTCTGAAATGAAAGAGAAGGAAGTAATGAACGAAAGGATGGCACTTCTTGCTCAAATGGATCCTTTCGTAGGTAAGTATTTTAGTGTTGAGTACATGAGACGCTATATACTTAAGCAGACTGATGCTGAATTCGGTGAAATAGACGAACAGATGCAGGCTGAAATCGAAGCTGGTCTCGTAGTTCCACCCGCAGAAATTGCTCAACTTGAGAAGATGCAGATGGAATTGGCAGCGATGCCTCCCGAACCCGAACCAGTGGAAGAGGAGCCAGGAGTGGATCCTAAAGACTATAAAAAGGGAGATATCTAAATAGTACTATACGATTATAATTATGCCTTCTCAAAGCTCAATTGATATTGTTAACACCGTATTCGGTGGTGGAAAAGATCTTAGTGATTACGTTGATTCCCGTATGAAGGAACTGGCCATGGACTCTATTGACTCCATGAAACAAGAAGTGGGTAAGCAAATGTTTACACCTACTCCAGAGAAACCAGAAGAGGGAGAAACAGAGCCAAAAGCAGAAGTTGATGCGGAAGCAGATGGAACTCCAAGTTCTGTCGAACCAACTGATGAACCAGAAACTGAGGAAACCCCAGATGAAACTGATAACGGAAACGATAAATGATACCAAGGTTATAACCGAAGGTAAGGGAAGCAAACGCAAGACCTTTATCGAAGGTGTATTTCTACAGGGTGCTATCAAAAACCGTAACGGACGCATGTATCCAATGGAAACTCTTAATAGAGAAGTACAAAAATATAACGAAGGTTATATTAAAAAGGGTCGTGCAATGGGAGAACTCGGTCATCCAGAAGGACCTACCATAAACTTAGATCGTGTATCACATTTAATCACATCTCTTAGACAAGAAGGTAACAACTATGTGGGCAAAGCACGCATACTTGATACTCCTATGGGACGTGTAACTAAAGAACTTCTTGATGAAGGCATCAAACTTGGTGTTTCTTCACGAGGACTAGGTTCTATTAGAGAACAAAATGGATGTAAGGTAGTGTGTGATGACTTCACACTAGCTACTGCTGCTGATATAGTAGCAGACCCATCAGCACCTGACGCATTTGTGGAAGGTATTTTAGAAGGTAAAGAATGGATTTGGACTGGAAGTGGTGTATCTGAACAGAAATTGGAGACAATTAAGGACAGAATTAACAACGCAGCCGCATCTCAAATCTCGGAAAGAAAGATTTCCGCATTCGATACATTCTTAAAAAGTCTATAAGTTATAAATAACTATAGCAAATAACCAAAATTGTACGCAGAGGGAGACAACAATGTCTAATGAACAAACTATTGATGAAAATGCAGTGACCAAGAACGCCAAACCTGGTGATCCACAACCTAAAAGTGAAGGTGGAACTCCTGGACAAGGTGGTCCTCAAGATTTAGGTGGTCCTACACCATTTAATTCTAAACCTACTGACGATTCCAATAAGTACAAGACTGGTGGCGGTCCTACTGCTACACCTCCTCAAACAAAACCATCTGCTGCTTCTGGCCAGAAGGCAGAGTTTAGTACAAAAGGAGACGTAAAAGCAGGTCTAGAACCTGAAGGTGAGGTTATTGCTGAAACACCTGCGGAAACTGAAACTATCGAGATCGATCTCTCTGCTGACGTTGCTGCTCTTACTGAAGGTGAAGACCTATCAGAAGAGTTTAAAGAGAAAGCAAAGACTATCTTCGAAGCAGCAGTTGTTTCCCGTATAAACGAAGAACTAGAGCGTATGCATACTGATTATGCAAAAGTCCTAGAAGAAGAAGTCGAGACTATGAAGTCCGAGCTTGCAGAAAAGGTTGACGAGACCCTTAAATACCATGTGGATTCTTGGATTAAGGATAACGAACTCGCAATTGAGCACGGAATCAAAACCGAAATGGCAGAGTCTGTCATGGCTGGTCTCAAACAAGTTTTTGTCGAGAATCATATTGATCTTCCCGACGAAAAAGTTGACTTAGTTGATGAAATGACTAAGCAACTCGATACTATGGAGCAAAAACTCAACCAACAAATCGAAGAGAATGTTGATCTCTCAAAAGAGGTCGGCAGCTATATCAAGAATGGGATTGTGAATGAGCTGAGCGAGGGTCTCTCCCTCACACAGAAGGAGAAACTACACTCTCTTGCTGAAGCTGTTGAGTTTGACAATGAAGAAGCCTTCCGTGAGAAAGTAAATACTCTTAAAGAGTCTTATTTCTCAACCAAACCTGCACCTGCTGAGGAGAAATCCGATGACGTTGCAATTGAGGGTGGCGAAGTAACTGGTGATGCAATGTCTGCATACGCTAGTGCACTAAGCCGTTGGGCAAGGTGATTTTATTATAAGTAAATCTATTTTTTCCAAGAGAAAAACGCAATGTTTAATTCAGAATCATTGCAGGAAAAGTGGAAACCCATTCTAGAGCACTCTGAGATAGACAATATCAAAGATGGTTATAGAAAGGCAGTTACCTCAGTCCTGCTAGAAAACCAAGAAAGATTTTTAAAGGAAGAAGCTGGCGTTCTTAACGAAGCTGCTCCTACAATGTCTGCTGGTACTGCAGGTTTCAGTGGTAGTTCTACAGCTACAGGTCCTGTAGCAGGTTTCGACCCAGTTTTAATCTCCCTAATCAGGAGATCAATGCCTAAGCTTATTGCTTATGACATTGCAGGGGTACAACCAATGACAGGTCCAACAGGTCTTATCTTTGCGATGAGATCACGCTATGGTACTAACCGTACAGCTGGATCCGAAGCATTCTTTAACGAAGCAGACACAGAGTTCTCAGCAGAGAACGCTGCTAGTGACCTAGGTAGAACAGCACAGTCTGGATCTAACCCAGGACTTCTAAACGCATCTGGAACTTACAACACATCAGACGGAATGCCTACAGCAGAAGCTGAAGCATTAGGTGATGCTAGTGGTAACCAGTTCGCTGAAATGAACTTCAGTATTGAGAAAGTTACTGTGACTGCTAAGTCCAGAGCACTCAAAGCTGAGTACAGTTTAGAACTAGCACAAGACCTTAAGGCAGTTCACGGCTTAGACGCTGAGTCAGAATTGGCAAACATCCTCTCAACAGAGGTTCTTGCTGAAATCAACCGTGAAGTTGTAAGATCTGTATACAAGGTTGCAAGACCTGGTGCTCAGAACAACACAGCAACTGCAGGAATATTTGACCTAGACGTTGACTCCAACGGTAGATGGTCAGTTGAGAAGTTTAAAGGTCTTCTATTCCAGATCGAAAGAGACATGAACGCAATCGGGCATGAAACTCGTCGTGGAAAAGGGAACATTCTAATATGTTCTGCAGACGTAGCTTCTGCTCTATCAATGGCTGGTGTACTTGATTACACACCTGCTTTAGCTGGAAACTCAAACTTACTTCCAGATGACAATAGTTCCACACTTGCAGGAACATTAAACGGACGCATCAAAGTGTACGTTGACCCTTATTCAGCAAACGTAAGTGACAGACACTTCTACGTTGCAGGATACAAAGGTAGTTCAGCATACGACGCAGGTCTGTTCTATTGTCCATATGTACCTCTACAAATGGTCAGAGCCGTAGGTCAGGATACATTCCAACCTAAAATTGGCTTTAAGACTCGTTACGGTATGGTTGCTAACCCATTTGCGGAAGGCACAGACCAAGGCGGTGGAGATCTTGATCCTAATAAGAACCGCTACTACAGACGTGTTCTTGTTGACAACTTAATGTAAGCAATCGCTTATATACTTTACAAAGACCTCTTCGGAGGTCTTTTTTTATGTTAAATAATAGGATACGATTTGTATAAAATGAACGGAAGGCTTGACAAAGTGAACATGACAGCTTATATTATGAAGATGAAGACAGGTCTTCATGACAAAACGTGGTACCCAGAATGGGATGACCGTCAACGTGGAGCTGCTAATAGAATTCTAATGAATGTATTAGAAAGACTCGACGAATACTGGCAATAGGAGGCTAATGGATTTACATGACATACCTGGAATAGGACAATTCTATACAAAAGCAGAAGTTGATGCCCTTATCAGGGAAGCAGTAGAAGAAGCCAGAAGAATAGATGAAGCCTCAATGGCAAAGCATAATAGAGAAGCAACTATCATCAGTATGATTCTAGGTTTCACTACCCTTGCATTGTTTGTTGATGGTTTACTTAGAATATTGGGAATCATTCCTCCATTTATGCATATTGATGTTAATATTATAGATAAAATAGCAGAGAGAGTAGAGACTGAAGTTTTACCGTACATACAAAAAGCAAAAGAGTACATACCAAGGACTAATCTCTTCTAGACAAAGGATATAAATATTTTAATGGTAATAATATTTACGATATGTTCTCTATACTTATTGTATCAGGCATTTGTTTTGATGTTTTGGAATGATAAGTTTATCAAAGAGAAGAGAGAGTTGACACCTGTACATCCTGAGTTAAAGGATGTAAAAAATGGTGATGAGTTAATGGTTGTTAACTTCACCAAAGATCCGTTACACGCATCATTACAGAATCGTATTAACAATGGCATGGAAATATCAGATCCATGGATTGATGAAGATGACGAAGATGATGAGGGTGACGGTGACGTTCCCGCAGTAGTAAGAAGATGATTTTTTTATCATGCCCACCAGTGTATACATTACCTGGTACTTGGACTAAGTGTAATGCAATTATTCCACATTATAATGCTGATCCCAATGTGACATTTGCAATTTCATTTATTGTATTGGTTGCAGGACTCACCACGTTTGGTGTGTACAAAGCATTTTTTGACAACAAAGATCTAGCAGACCCATGGGACGATCATGATGACTAACTATGACCTCACAGAAGAAGAGTGGGAATGTGTAAGGGTATGTGTAGCAAATGCACCCATACCTTATGATATTAGTCAGAAGAAAATACCTGCTGATATCTTAGCAAAGATAGGTGAACCAACACCTCGTAAGGGCGAACCATTAGAAACTCCTTATTATGATTTAACACCGTACGGTATCTACGACTAATGAAATACGAATTCGAAAAGACATTTGGACCAGGTGTAGACCCTTGGTATGCCAAGATGGAGAGATGGGCAAACAAACAACCCAACCAATTCGTAAAATTTTTCTCTTTGGGATTTATAGCATGGTTAAAACGAGTGTGGTTTGACCTTAAAGTAGAGCATACTATGAGAGATGTTGATGTGCAGGTAGATAAATTACATGAACACTGGGATGAGCAAGAAAAATCTAAGGTAATTATCAAACAGGAACCCTCAGAGGTAGAAGGATTAGATAATTTTAGTATAGAAGCACAGTATGCTGCCTTCGAAAGAGCAGCAAAAGATCATGATGAGGTCATTGAGTACCTAAATAATCAAAAAGACGAAGAGTAATGGCGGGATCATACCTAGGTAATAAAGGTTACGACTCATTCCAAGGACAGATAGAAAATAGAAATTTTTTATCTCCTATTGGATTTAAGTTTGTCTTGGCAGATTATCCTAAGGTAACTTACTTTGCACAGACCGCAAACATTCCTGGTATCAGTATCAATCAGGTAGAACAACCCACAATTATGGGTCGTACTATACCGTGGGATTCACATGGTATTAATTATGAACCACTTAATCTACAGTTCCTTATTGATGAGGACTTAGAGAACTATCTCATTCTCCATAACTGGATGAGAGGTATGGCAACTGGTAGAACTCTAGCAGAAAGAACTTTCCTAGAAGATAGGTCAGAAGAGAAGATGGACACTGGTAAAATACTAACCAATGTACGTTCTGATGGATCACTAGCAGTATTAAACAGTAATTTTCAGACAAATTTCTTTGTCACGTTTGAGAACATGTTCCCTGTCTCCTTGTCAGCACTAGAATTTAATGCTACAATAGATGGTACGGAGTATGCTGTAGCTCAAGCGAGCTTTCGTTACGATCTATACGACATCCAAGATACAATAGGTAAGAGAAGAACTGAATTAGCATGAATCTTGATGACATCCGTGAGATGTGGAAGGAAGATTGTAAAATCGACCAGAACGATCTTGACACGGAAAATTTTAAGGTAACTGTCATACATGAAAAGTACCTAAACTTGTGGTCTCAGTTCAGACTGATGCTGTCTGATGCTGAAATGAAGAAGAACCGCATGTATAAACAGAAGTTTGAGTACTATTCTGGTAAGGCACCATCGAAGGTGTACCAAGATAATCCCTTTAACCATAAGGTACTCAAAGGTGACCTCAACACATACATCTGGGCAGATGATGAGTTCATCCGTACCAAACAAAAAATGGACTACCTCGAAACTTGTATAAATTATTTGGAGAACGTTCTTAAACAGTGCTCCAATAGAGGATTTCAGATTAAAAACGTTATCGAACTGAGGAAGTATGAGAATTATTGATGACAGTTATCACCAAGAAAAACGAGGTTTACCTTAAGGTAACTGCAGAACCGCATGTACACAAGGAACTGAGTGAACATTTTATATTTGATGTTCCAGGTGCTAAGTATATGCCACAGTACCAAAAATGGAAATGGGATGGCAAGATCCGCTTGTATTCACCTGCTACTGGTGAGATATATGCGGGTCTTTTTGATTATGTTGTTGATTTCTTAGAAGAAAAAGGTTATGAATTTGACATTGAGGACAGTACTTATGGACGACCAGACGATTGGGAATCTATCATCAGCCCTGAGAGTGTTGCGGGCTACGTTAGATCACTGGGATTACCTTTTAAAGCACGAGACTACCAGTTACGAGCAATTTATCAGGCACTTAGGCACCATCGCAAACTTTTATTATCCCCAACAGGATCAGGAAAATCCCTGATCATCTATGCCATAGTGCGTTGGCACTTAAAATTTGATAGAAACATACTTATTATAGTACCAACCGTGTCTTTAGTAGAACAGTTGGCAAAAGATTTTAAATCATATGGATGGAGAACAAATGAAATACATAAAATCCAAGCAGGTGCAGAAAAATATGTGGACTCTTCTGTGGTTATCAGTACTTGGCAGAGCATCTATAAGGAACCCCGCAAATTTTTTAAACGTTTTGATGTCATTATCGGGGATGAAGCACATCTTTACAAAGCGAAAAGTCTGACAGGGATTCTCAACAAATGTCATGACGCTAAGTACCGAGTGGGGTTGACAGGTACCTTAGATGGTATGGAAACTCATCAATTAGTGTTGGAAGGTTTGTTTGGTAAGGTGGATCAGGTAACTAAGACCATAGATCTCATGAAAAAAGGACACCTAACACCACTGAAGGTGTGTATCCTCTTATGTAAGCATGGATTTGTACCGTTTGATGACTATTTTCAGGAGATAGATTACCTAATTACACACCCAAAACGCAATAATCTCATCATAAATCTTGCGTGTGATCTACGGGGAAACACATTGATTTTATTTAACTACGTCGAAAAACACGGAGAACCTTTATGGGAATTGCTAAATAGTAAAGTAAAGGAAGGTCGTAAGATTTTCTTTATACATGGTGGTATAGATGCTATGGAACGTGAAGAAGCACGTTCTATATGTGAGAAGGAAAAGAATGCTATAATACTAGCGTCTTATGGAACCTTCTCTACTGGTATCAATATTAAGAATCTGCACAATGTTATATTTGCGAGTCCATCAAAGTCGAGGGTCAGAAATCTTCAGTCTATTGGTAGGGTTCTTAGGAAGGGTGAGAACAAAGCACAGGCTACATTATTCGATATAGCGGATGACTGTGCGAGAGGTTCCAAACTTAACTATACTCTTCGTCATTTAGTCGCAAGACGAAAAATATATGAGGAAGAGAATTTTGATTACGAAATCAAAGAAGTTAAATTAAAAAATGATTAACTACATCCGACACGACGAACAATTTCACGGTACAGTCAAACTCATTACTGGGGAGGAGATCCTTGGTGAGGTTTTGTTGACAAAAGATCCAGACTCTAAGGAAGATCTTCTGTTCATACAGCACCCTGCTAAGACTAAGATCGTAGAAATGGAAGGAAATCAACCAAGTGATCAAAAAATCGCTGTTGGTTTTATTAAGTGGGTGAATTTTTCCGACGAAGAGTTTTTCGTCATCGAAGAAAGATCAGTTATCAGCATTGCTCCTATGAGTAAGGACGCAATAAGAATGTATAAACGTTGGGTGAAGAAAGAAATATTACACGAACACGAACCTGAGAGAGGAGAGGTACCCTTGAGTCCTAATATGGGTCTAATCGCCAAAGTTGAGGACGCACGCTCGTTTCTAGAGCATATGTATAAAAAAGAGCCTAAGGATCCTTCCAACCCTTAACAGTGTTGAGTCTAACCATTGTAAATGGGTTTGTCAAGCCCCCTTTACAATTGTGTCACCATGAACTATAATTATGCTAACCGTGAGTTAATATAAATGACTACTATGGCACGGAAGTCCACTAAAAAGAAGGAACACTATGTAGATAATAAGAAATTCTTAGCTGAGTTGATTATCTATAGACAACAGATTACTGAAGCTGAAGAAGCAGGTGATCCTAAACCTCGTGTCTCTAATTATATTGGTGAATGCTTCCTTAAAATCGCTACACACCTATCATATAGACCAAATTTTATAAACTATATGTATAGAGAAGACATGATTGGGGATGGCATTGAGAATTGCATCCAATACATACACAATTTTGACCCAGAGAAATCTAAAAATCCTTTTGCTTATTTCACACAGATAGTTTACTACGCATATCTAAGGAGAATTGCAAAGGAGAAGAGACAACAATCTATTAGAGAAAAAATTCTGGAACGTAAAGGGTACGAAGAAGTATTCCATACAGATGGAAACGAGAACTCTGCAGACATGAACTACATTAAGTCAAGAGTGGAGACTAATCAACGCTATGGGTAGAACAAACGATAGATTAAAACTGCTGTTGGATGAGATCTCAATGATGAAAGACGACATCAATATAGAGCACTCGACATATTTGGATTCTCGTGGTAGGATGAGTAAGAAGGTGACTATAGAGTATGACATCCAAGATCCTACTGATAACTGATCAACACTTTGGTGTCAGAAATGACAACCAATATTACATAGACAAATACAGAACTTTTTATACCGAAACAGTACTTCCTTTCATTGATAAGCATAAGATCAAAACGATCATCAATTTAGGAGACACTTTCGATAGAAGAAAGTATGTTAATTTTTTCTCATTAGATGCTGCTAAAGAAATGTGGTTCGATCCTCTTCTAAAGAGAGGGGTGAAGCAGTATATGATGGTAGGTAACCATGACATTTACTACAAAAACACTCTTAGAGTTAACTCACCAGAACTATTACTTGCTGAATACGAGAACATTACAGTTATCGCTGAGCCAACTGAACTATCTGTTGACGGGTGTGATTTTCTTCTTATACCTTGGATATGTGACGAAAACAGAAAGAGATCCTATGATCTTATCTCTTCTAGTAATGCGAGCGTCTGTCTTGGGCATCTTGAGCTTAACGGTTTTGAGGCTGTTCCAGGTCACACCATGGAACACGGAGACGATCCCTCTATATTCGATAGGTTTGATCTAACATGCACTGGTCATTTCCATATGAAGAGTGTAAAGGGTAACATTCACTACCTAGGTAACCCGTACCAACTCTATTGGAATGATTACGGTCAAGAAAGAGGGTTCCATACACTAAATACTAAAACTAAGAGGTTAAGTTTTCATAAGAATCCCAACAAAATGTTTCATAAGATCGTTTATAAGGATGAAGAGACCTCTGATATACAATATAACACTCTAAAAGGTAGCTACGTCAAGCTAATCGTTGAGACAAAGGAGGATAGAGTTCTATTTGATAAGACTTTAAAATCTATTAATGATGCTGATGTTGCTGACCTAAAAATTATAGAAGATCAGTTCTTACATTTAGAGGATGTTGATGATTCTATAGAAGCAGAAGACACTCTAACTATTTTACAGAAATGTGTGAGTGAAATTGATAATAAGGATGAAATATTTGCTATCCTTAAGTCACTTTATGTAGAAGCACAGAGGATTTGATGTACGTTCTAGTTGACAAAAGAAGCGGAGGGGTGTATGCTGTTAGAGATGAAACACTCAAAGAAAGAGTAGTCCAAATTTTTGAGCACCCTGATGATGCTGAACGTTATCATCAACACTTGGTTGCAGACGGATACAATCGAGATCTTAGAATGATGGAGATTGATGAAGACCAAGTAAAAGAAAACTGTCATCAGTTTGGGTATCATTACACTGTCATCCAACCTGACGATATAGTATTTCCTCCCTCATTGCATGATTAAATTTGAGAAGATCAGATGGAAGAACTTCCTGTCCACAGGACAGCAGTTCACAGAGATTCCACTGGGTGAAAAACAGAGTACCCTTATTGTAGGGAGTAACGGTGCAGGTAAATCCACCATGTTGGATGCCCTGTGCTTTGCTTTATTTAATAAACCCTTTAGAAAGATCAGCAGATCACAACTTATTAACAGTATTAATGAGAAGGAACTCAGGGTTGAGGTGGAATTTACAGTTGGAACTATTAAATACAAAGTAATTAGAGCAGTTAAACCAAATGTCTTTCAGATTTTTAGGAACAGTGATCTCCTTGATCAGGACGCTGCAGTTAAAGATACTCAGAAATATCTCGAACAGAGTATTCTCAAACTCAACTACAAGAGTTTCACACAGGTCGTCATCCTTGGTTCATCCACATTTGTCCCCTTCATGCAACTTACCGCACCTAACAGGCGAGAAGTTATCGAAGATATATTGGACATCCAGATCTTCTCGTTCATGAATGGACTCCTCAAAGAGAGGATGAAGGATGTTAGAGAAGAAAAAAACCAGTGTGAGTATGAATTAGATCTTGCTCAACAGAAAGTTGAGATGCAAAGAAAAAATATAGAGAACTTAGAGCAGGTAGACCAGAGAACTACTGGTAATATGATGAAAAAGTTTGAGGATAATGAGAAGAGAGTAGAAGAGATCAAAGATCAGATAAAAGAGAAGGAAAAGGAGATCAATAAGATCACTCCACAACTCTTAGAACTTGATAGGTCAATAGAAAAACTTGAGAAGGTCAAGATAATGAAGACCAAGATCAATCTTAAGAAGAAAGACTCTGAAAAAGACATGAATTTCTTCGAAAAGAATGATTCTTGTCCAGTATGTACTCAAACTATTGATGAATCACTTAAGCACACAAAGATTACAGAACTAAAAGATAAGGTAGAAGAGTATAATATTGCACATACCCAGATCAAAGACCATATTAATAGTATGGACACCGAAGTAAAGGATCTGAGAGAGAAATCATCAGTTGTTAACGGTTATAGGTATGAAATACAGGCACTAACCAAGGAAGAGGTGCGTATTCTGAAAGAGAATACTAGGTTGATGACAGAGGTAGGTAGTGAAGCAACTAATTTAGAGCAAGAGAAGCAGGATTTAGTCCATTTTGAGTGGAAATTAGGAGAGAAAGAGAAGTTTTGTGCCAACGTGAACAAACAGGCAGACAATCTTAAGGTGGTGTCTGGGTTGTTAAGGGATGATGGTATCAAGTCCAAGATTGTTTCGAAATTTGTACCTGTTATAAACAATAAAATCAATAAATATCTTCAGAGTATGGACTTCTATGTGAATTTCACTCTGGATGAGAACTTTAATGAGAATATACTGTCTAGATACAGGGATTCTTTCTCATATGCGTCCTTTTCAGAGGGTGAGAAGCAGAAGATTGACCTAGCATTACTCTTTACTTGGAGAGAAATCGCCAAGATGAAGAACAGTGTTAGTACAAATTTACTAATCCTCGATGAAGTATTTGATTCTTCCCTTGATCAGGGTAGTACTGATGAACTACTCAAGATTCTAAGGGGATTGGGTCTGAATACTAATCTATTTGTAATATCCCATAAAGGTGATATACTATTAGATAAATTCGAACGGATTATCTCATTCGATAAGCAGTCCGACTTTTCCACCATGAAAATCCAAGACGACACATGACCTATCACATCTATTGGAATGAGCGAGCACTCTTTTTAGACTTAAGTGAAGACGAATTTGTCTTTATATGGTCTAAGATTAGATGGGTATACAATGATGAGTTGACTTATGTGCAGTTTGACGCTGCAGATTTACATGATACACTAGCAGAAGCATCCTTTTAGGACAATGACCACCCCCAACTGGCAACATAATTCTGGGAAGCCACCCAAGCGAAAGCTAAAACCACAAGCATTAAGGCAAGCACGAGCCAGACGCAACCACTTAAAAAAGTGTCTACTAAACCCTCCCAAGCGGAGGGTTTTCGATTATCATGTGTATATACAAAACAAATACGAAAAAATACGATGAACCACGAGATCAAAGGAACCCTTGCTAAACTCCTCGCAACAGAGAATCTAGTCGTGGAGCACAAGAAAGTAGAAACAGCATCCTTTGATGTAGAGAATCGTGTTTTGACACTCCCAATCTGGGAAACAAGCAATGACGTATATAATATGCTCGTGGGTCATGAGGTAGGACACGCACTCTTCACACCAAACGAAGACCCTAAAAAGATCGGTGTCCCAATGGCATTCATAAACGTAACTGAGGATGCACGCATTGAGAAGTTAATGAAGCGTAAGTATCCTGGTCTTACAAAAGACTTCTATAAAGGTTATGAGACACTTAATGATATCGATTTCTTCGACATAAACACCAGAGATATAGAGGAACTATCATTCATTGACAGAGTTAACCTTCACTTTAAGGTTGGTTCATATGCAATGATCCCATTTAATGATGCTGAGAGACCTCTCAGAGACGCTGTAGGGGTTGCTGAGACATTTGCGGAAGCACTGAGTGCTGCGAAGGATATATTTAAGTACATGAAAGCAGAATTTGATAAGAAACAAAAGGAAGAAGCACAGGAAGAGACATCATTCTCAATCCCTGTAAGTGGTGGCGGTCAAGGAACACCTCCAGAATTTCCAGAAGGTGAAGATCTATCAGAAGGAAAGGGTGATAAGGAAGAAAAAGAAGAAGAAGGAGAACAGACTCCTGATCAAGAGATCATCAACCCTAACCAACCATGGGATAAGACAGAAAATGATGTTGATGCCTTCGGTGGTGACTCAGCACTAGGTGAATTACCAGACCACGGTAGAGAAGGTGGCGAAACATGGGAAGAGCACTCAGAAGTTACTACTCAAGAGTCATTTGATTCTAAAACTCAAGAGATGGCAAAGACAGATGGTTATGAGTCAATCTACACTAACGTTCCTACAGTAAAATCTGATAAAGTTGTTGTAAAACCTGACTATATCTGGGACAAATGTGAGCAAGTGTGGAGAGAAGACACTGAGATTCATAATGGTACTAAGAGTTTCGATTGGATTGATAGAGAGTATCATGAGTTCCTACAAGGATCTAAAAAAGACGTATCATACCTTGTAAAAGAGTTCGAGTGTAAGAAAGCAGCAACATCACATGCACGTTCTGCAGAATCAAGAACTGGTACACTTGATACAACTAAACTTCACAAGTACAAGTACTCTGATGACATATTCAGAAAGATTACAGCAGTACCAAATGGTAAGAACCATGGTCTAGTATTCCTACTTGATTGGTCTGGTTCTATGAGCAACGAAATCTTCCCTACTATCAAGCAACTTATCAACTTATGTCAGTTCTGTAATAAAGTTAACATCCCATTCGATGTATATGCTTTCGTATGTGAGCACGATGGTTACTATGGATATAAAGATCGTGATTCTCTTGAGAAGATTGCAAAGCAAGACCTAGGTGACCTATGGATGGACGCAAGATTCAGACTATACAACTTCTTGACAAGTGAAGTTAACAATAAAGAGTTTGCTAGACATGCTAGAAATCTTTTCAGAGTTGGAAAGTACTTTGAGAGATATCATTCTTACAGTTATGACTCAATGAGAGTACCACAACCACCATACTTCCTAGGACTAGGTGGAACTCCACTTAACGAAGGACTAGCAACTATGGTAGATCTTTTACCTAAGTGGAAAACAGCACATGGTGTAGAAAAATGTCACTTAGTTGTTCTATCTGATGGTGAAGCACAGCAAATTGGTTATGTACATCAAAAAACTGATTACGTTGACAGAAACTATGAGTATCACTGTGGTTACAATACTATTCTTAGAGATAAGAAAACTGGTAGGTACTACACAGATATCAAGAACGGTGGTTATGGTATGACTTCAGCACTTATTAGAGTAATCAGAGACAGATACACATGGTGCAACGTAATTGGGTTCCGTCTCTGCTCACCAAGAGAGTTCAGTTCTTACTTAAACCGTCAAGGTATCTGGGAGCAAGATGAGTACAAGAAACAGTGGAAGAAAGACAAACTTGCCATTGTAAAATCATCAGCATACTCTGAGTTGTATGTTATCGCTCCACCTAAGACCGAGGAAACATCCATGGAGGTCAAGGAGAACCCAAACAAGCGTGACTTGAGGAATGCTTTTAAGAAATCTCTTAAGGGTAAAGGGTCTAACAGAAGACTCCTATCAACCTTCGCAGGACAGATAGCGTGACACTATTATTAGTGTCCACTATCACTTGATATCGTAGCCATATGGCTATATCATTAATACTATAGAAACAAAAATCCAATGCCTTTTACATCAACATTCAGCAATGACGAACTACTAAACTTCCTATCACCAGACAAGGGTGATTTTACAAGCAAGAGAGTAGCAGACGCAGCAAAACACTTCGGAGTAAAGACTCCTAGCATATATGCAAGACTTACTAGATCATGTTCCAACCTAGTGCAGAAGACAAGCAAGGGCAACTGGACATTCACAGTTCGTGAAGCATTAGAAAAGACTTATAAAGAGTCAACACAACCAAAGACTCAACTCGTTGATTCATTTGACCCATCCTACTTAGCAAGTAAGGACTTAGTACCCGATAAGGATCCAAACTATGTTCCATTCGGTACATTTAACGACCTTAAGAAGGTTATAAAATCCAAGATCTTCTATCCTATATTCATCACAGGATTGTCTGGCAACGGTAAGACATTCGGTGTAGAGCAATCATGTGCTCAGTTAGGTAGAGACCTTATTCGTGTAAACATTACAGTAGAAACAGATGAAGATGATCTTATTGGTGGTTTCCGTCTTGTTGATGGGTCAACTGTTTGGCATAACGGTCCTGTCATCGAAGCACTCCAACGTGGAGCAGTTCTCTTACTCGACGAACTTGACCTCGCCAGTAATAAAATCCTCTGCCTACAATCAATTTTGGAAGGCAAGGGTGTATTCCTCAAGAAGGTTGGGAAGTATGTAAAACCTGCTCCAGGATTTACAGTTATCGCAACTGCTAACACTAAGGGTAAAGGATCTGACGATGGTAGGTTCGTTGGTACTAATGTACTGAATGAAGCATTCCTAGAGAGGTTCCCCTTGACATTTGAGCAAGAATACCCTAATGTTAACTATGAGAAGAAGATTCTTAACAACTATTGCACAGAATTAAACTGCTGTGACGATGAGTACACAGAGAATCTTGTTACATGGGCAGAGATCATCCGTAAGACCTTCGCTGAAGGTGGGGTCGATGAAGTAATCTCAACTCGTAGATTGGTTCATGTAATCCGTGCGTTTGCCATCTTTAAAGACCGTATGAAGGCACTTAAAGTATGTTTAAACCGCTTTGACGATGAGACTAAGGAGTCATTCTTAGAACTCTACACCAAAATTGACGCTAAAGTAGACCTACCTGACGCATATGTTCCACAAGATCAGAATTCTGAACCAGAAACAGATAGACCAAGTTCTTACTAGCAATCTACAGGCAGAGGTGGTGGGAAACCACCTCAAGTCCTGTATAGAAATGAAAGGATTTAGTCACGAGGATGGTATCCTTGACATGTATGTGGATCGATCTGGTCATGATGCCCTTACATGCAGTAATTACAGATCAGGTTTCACCTATAAAGAATATCTCCAAGGAGATAATTATGGTTGGCACGCTGATGAAATTACAAACGCAGATGGTATGCGACTCGATGTCTCCACCACACTGTTTCTTAATGAAGATTACGAAGGTGGTGAGTTAGAGTTGCGTTTAGGTGACTACTCGGTGTATACTAAGTTACCTGCAGGATGGGCAGTAGTCTATCCAACTGGTATAGTACATCAAGTAAGACCAGTTACTAGAGGAACAAGACAAGTTGTTCACTGGTGGAACCAATCAAATGTTAGAAATCCATTTGTCAGAGAAGCATTATCTCATGTCGAATGCGATGATGTTTATTTTACTCAACTAGAAAGATTCTCATGAAGTATAGGGAAAACGACACTATTAAAATTGTGCAAGACTATATTGGTGGCACATACAGATCACACTATTCTAAAGATGAGAAGAGTGTACAGACCTTAGACCTACTTGAGGCTATCGGTACAGCAGAAGCGTTCTGTCAATCCAATATTATTAAGTATGCTTCTAGGTATGCTAAAAAAGGACAGCATAAAAATGACGTGCTAAAAATCATTCATTATGCTATACTATTATATTACTTCTCAGGAACATCTTATCCTGGAGACGTGCAAATTAATGACATCCCATCTCAGGAGTTAAGCTATTGATGAAATTTACTGATTATGAAATGGAAGTGTTGACTTCTTTCAGAGAAATTAACCCTTCTATTGTGTTTAAACCAGGCAACAAAGTTGCAACAATCTCAAACAACAAGAACATTCTTGCTGCTGCAGATTTCCCTGCGTTTACTTTTAAGAAACAGGCACCGATCTATGATCTAGGTAACCTGATTAACAGTATCAAGACGTTGGAAAATGGTGACGTTGAGTTCCAAGAACAACGTGTAGATATTGTTTCGAAGCGTAGTCTTATTAAGTATTACTATGCTGAAGAACGTATGGTTACTCAACCTCCTGAGACCATACAGGACATGGGTGACCCAGTTGTATCAACTTCGTTGGACGTTACGAACCTTAACCAGATTCAGAGAATAGCATCCACTTATCAGTTGCCAGATATTTGTTTTACTGGTAACCAAGGCAAGCTTTCTGCTATTGTCACTGATAAAAGGAACTCAGCATCTAACTCTCTAGAAATAGAGTTAGGTTCAGTTGATCGAGAGTTTTGTTTCTGTCTCAAGATCGAGAACCTAAGTGTAATAAGACCAGGAAAACTATGTACATCATATAAGTTAGACATATATGAGTGTAAGGTTGCCAAGTTTACTGGTGTCATAAGTAAAGCTGCTGAGGATAATGTGTCATCATTAGAATATCTGATTGCATTGGAGCCAGATAGTGAGTATTGATGTCACATTAGTTGGTGATTGTCGAGATACTCTCAAGACAATCGATGAGAAAGTAAGGATGTGTGTAACCTCACCTCCTTACTATGGATTAAGAAATTATGGGGATGAAGAGAATCAAATAGGTCAAGAACAATCACCTGAGGAATATATACAACAGTTGGTGGAAGTGTTCAGATCAGTTAGGGATGTATTAACTGACGATGGTACACTATGGGTTAACATAGGTGATAGTTATTACAACTATAGACCTGGTAAAGGTCAAGCATTAGCAAAACAAACACTTGCTACTAGCGATCAAGACCACCCAACTAATTGTCCCAGAAGAGGTAACAAGATAGATGGACTCAAAGAAAAAGATCTCATCGGTATTCCTTGGATGCTTGCGTTTGCTCTCCGTGCTGATGGGTGGTATCTACGTCAAGACATTATATGGCACAAACCAAACCCAATGCCAGAATCAGTAAGGGATCGTTGCACAAAATCACATGAATATATCTTCTTACTCAGTAAGAATAAGAAGTATTTCTATGATAATGAAGCAATCAAAGAACCTGCTAAGGATTGGGGTACTAGGAATAGGAAGAGTGGTAAGTATCACAATCCTGGTACTGGTCTTAACCCTCATACTGGATTGACTAAGAGTTATCCTAAGAAGAATAAGCGTAGTGTGTGGTCTGTTACTAATAAACCTAGTAAGATGAAGACTCACTTCGCTGTATTCCCTCCTGACTTAATCGAACCTTGCATTAAGGCAGGTAGTAAAGAGGGTGATATTATTCTTGATCCTTTTATAGGATCAGGAACTACTGCAAGGGTTGCACAATCACTCAATAGACATTATATTGGGTGTGAATTACATGAGGAGTATGTGAAATGAATGCTGCTGTAGAAGCATGGAATACCATGGGTTATTTTGAGGGATTATTATTTTCCCTATGGATAATTGGAATGTATTATGTTAAGATAAAGATGGATAACAAGTTTTCCAAACGTCGTTAACCTTTTTTGATTTTTTTATTATGAATGATTTTTTATGGGTTGAGAAATATCGACCCGAAAAGGTGGATGATTGCATCTTGCCTGATGAATCCAAGAAAATGTTTAAAGGATTCTTAGAGCAAGGTGAGATCCCTAATCTATTGTTGTCAGGTCCTGCAGGGATCGGTAAAACTACTATTGCTAAGGCATTATGTAGAGAATTAGGAGCAGATTTTTATGTCATTAATGGGTCTGATGAAGGTAGATTCTTGGACACTGTACGCAATAAGGCAAAGACCTTTGCTAGTACTGTTTCTCTTACATCTGGGTCTAGTCACAAGATTATCATTGTGGATGAGGCAGATAATACGACCCCAGACGTACAACTCTTACTCCGTGCGTCGATTGAGGAGTTCCAAAAGAACTGTCGGTTCATCTTCACATGTAATTATAAAAATAAGATCATAGAACCTCTACATTCTAGGTGTTCTGTAGTTGATTTTCATATCAAAGGTAAGGAGAAAGCACAGTTAGCAAGTGCATTCCTTAAAAGAATTAATTCTATACTTGAGCAAGAGAATATAGAGTTCGAACTCAAGGTAGTTGCAGAAGTAATACAAAAACATTTTCCTGACTTTAGAAGAACTCTTAATGAGTTGCAGAGGTATGCTGCTAGAGGTAAAATTGATACAGGTATTCTGGCACAGGTTAGTGATGTTAAGATCAGTGACCTTATAGGGTATCTTAGAGACCGTGAGTTTACAAGTATGAAGAAGTGGGTCTCATCTAATATAGATAATGAACCACAAGTTATCATGCGTAAGATCTACGATAACCTCTATACATATCTGCTTCCTAAATCTATTCCAGAAGCAGTGCTAGTTATTGGTGAGTACCAGTACAAAGCAACCTTTGTCATGGATCAGGAAATTAATCTTGTGGCATTTCTTACAGAGTTAATGATGCGTTGCGAGTTTAAATGAAGACACACCATGACATATTTCCTACTAGAGTTTGGGAGTATCGTATCGATGATGACCAAGCAATAGACCAAGCACTTGAGTTTATTAAGACTCTTGATATGCAAATGTATAATTACCCTGCAGGTGTTCGCACTAGCAGAGGTGACATACATAAGGATCCAGAGATGGAACCTTTAATTAATTTTTTTTTAGATGCTGTAGATGATGTCAGATCAGAACTCTTCCTCCAAGTCGATGAACTCAGAATCTCGCTCGCATGGGCAAACTTCTCACCCTCTGGATCAGGGGCTGGTCATCCTTTGCATCGTCACCCTTATAGCTATCTCTCTGGGGTCTTCTATTTCACAGAAGGTTCGGACACTGTTTTCCAAGACCCAGTAGATATAAGGAACCTCGACACACTCGAAATAATTCGTGATGATTTTGGTGGTCCTTATGAAAACTTCCAAGCAGAACGTGGTAAACTATTAGTATTTCCTGGTTGGTTACGTCACTTTAGTAATCCTAATCCAGAAGGTGCTGATAGATACACCATGTCATTTAATACTTTGCCCCATGGTAGAGTGAACGCAGGGCCAATGGGTGTACCCATGGCACAAATGCATGTATTATGAAACTACTGAAGACTCCACTACGCTATCCTGGTGGTAAATCAAGGGCAGCAGCACAGTTATATAAATGGTTTCCTGCTCAAATTGAGGAGTACAGAGAACCTTTCATAGGTGGTGCTTCCATGGCACTATACTATAGTCAGTTACACCCTGACGTACCAGTATGGGTGAACGACAAATATGATTACCTTTATAATTTCTGGAGAGTATTACAATCAGATGGACAAGACTTATCAGATGCTTGCATTGCTATCAAAAAGGATCATCCTGACCCAATCTCAGCAAAGTCTCTATTTAATGGAGCAAAAGATGAGATACAAACCGCAGACTCTTTTCGCCAAGCTGTTCTTTTTTGGGTTCTTAATAAGTGTTCTTATTCTGGCTTAACTGAGAACTCTGCGTTCTCTGAATCAGCATCTAATCAGAACTTTTCTCTTAGAGGTGCAGGTAATCTTAGAAAGTATCCAGATATCATAAAGAACTGGACTATTACCAACTTAGATTACAAAGACTTGATGGAAGATGAACTTGATAACGATCAGCATCCTAATCCATTTGTGTTCTTAGATCCACCATACAAAATCAAATCGTTTTTATATGGTACCAAAGCAGATCTGCATAAGAACTTTGATCACCAGAGATTCTATGATGACTGTAGTGTATGTGCATACAGATGGATGATTACATACAATGTTGACGATGAGATAGAAAAATTATATAGTAACTATAACCAGAAATATTTTACACTAACGTATGGTATGCAGCATCGTGCTAATAATAAGAAGCAAGAACTGCTGATATCAAACTACGATATACAACCACCAAATCCACTTGAGGCATTACTTTATGGCAGAGTTTGAGTTTCCCCTAAAAGATTATCTAAATGGCATCAACCTTAAGATGGGAAAACTTGAGGACAATGAACGTGCTATGAAGAAGTATCCTAAGTATGTGGTTAACAAGATGTTATCTAGTCACATGGACTGTATCATTCATGTCAATGAAATGAATCGATATTATAACTTAGATAACGCTCTCCAATATCATTATTTTCTATATAGTATTAGGAAATCAAAGAGATTTTCTCCTTGGCAAAAACAATCGACTGATAATGATTTGGAACTCGTTAAAGAGTTCTATGGATATAGTAATGAGAAAGCTAGAACTGCTCTTTCTATACTCTCAAAAGAAGAATTAGAAGTCATCAAAGCGAAACTTGATACTGGAGGAATAAAATGAGTGACGAGATCAACTGGTCTCAAGATATGATGCTTGAGGTTTCATTAAAAGAACCTGATGACTTTCTCAAAATAAGAGAGACACTTACTAGAATAGGTGTAGCATCAAGGAAAGAGAAAAAACTCTATCAATCTTGCCATATCCTACACAAGAAGGGCAAGTATTACATAGTTCATTTTAAGGAACTGTTTGCACTAGATGGTAAACCTGCAAACATAACTAAGAACGATGTAGAACGTAGGAACAGAATTACAAAACTACTATTTGATTGGGGTCTAGTAGAACTAGCAACTCAACCCACAGAGATAGCACCTCTGAATCAGATCAAGGTACTTAGTTATAAAGATAAAGGAGACTGGACTTTAGAATCCAAATATAATATTGGGAAGAAGAAGGTCGCTGCTGAATGAAGTTTCTTGGATTGAGAATCGATGACCACGATTCCAATGTTACTTACACTGACGGTAAGAAGGTTAAGTATTGTGCAACGGAAAGGTTATACGGTATAAAACATCATGGATGGGACAACATATGGCAATGGGAAGATGTCCTAGACTCTTGGGGTGTCAAGGTAGATGATTTAGATGCTATTGCTATCATTACAGATGATATCAATTTCGAACAAGGAGAATCATATAGAGAATTAGAGATGGGGTTTCCCTGCAGGACGTTTGCAGTAGACCACCACTATGCACATCACCTAAGCATCTGGCCAGTTGGGGAAGTACCTCATACTGGTTATGTTTATGATGGGTTTGGTAATGATGACCACTCATTCTCCCTGATACAGGGTGAGAAAGTGTCACTGACTCATAGTGCAGAGGAATATGGATCCATCGGTAAGGAGATGGCTAACGTAGGTATACAGGTAGGACTAAAAGCAGACCCACAAGGATTAGATTTAGCAGGTAAAGTCATGGGACTTGCTGCCTATGGTCTTATAGATAAAGAGTACTATGATAAAATATCTCACTACGGTTTTACTAACATAAAATCTATATGGAATTACAAATCTTGGCATAGGAAGTGGGATAAAGACTTTGATATCAATTGGTTAAGGACAGTTCATGAATACACTGGAGACCAGCTTGCTTTATATCTCAGCCATCCCGTTGGTGGCGATGACATCATTGGGTATAGTGGTGGTGTTGCACAGAATTGCAACTTTAATGGTAAGATCAGGAAAACAGGTCAGCAAGTCCTGATACCACCTCATGCAAATGACTGTGGTTTATCCTTAGGAGCAGTAGAATTTTTAAGAAGAAGGTTCCATGAAGAACCATTTAGTAATGAAGGGTTCCCATTCTGGCAAGATGATGAAGCACCAGAGGATGAACCAGATGATAGGACTATAGAGAAGGCAGCACTACAGTTAAGTCTTGGTAGGATAGTAGCTTGGTATCAGGGACATGGAGAGATTGGTCCCCGTGCTCTAGGGCATAGAAGTATTTTGATGCAAGCAAGGAACCGCAGGGCCAAGCAGTTTCTTAACGAAAGAGTCAAGCATAGAGAAGGATTTAGACCATTTGGTGCTGCTGTACTGAAGGAAGATACCTCTAAGTATTTTGATTACGATGGTGACTCCCCGTACATGAACACATCAGTACCCGTATTAGATAAAGAACTCACATCAGTCACACATGTAGATGGATCTTGTAGGATTCAGACAGTTGATGGTGATGATAGTTTTGCTAGACTCTTAAGGAAATATAAAGAAATCACAGGTGACTCTGTACTTCTTAATACTTCCTTAAATATCGGGGGATCGCCCATAGCGTCTAGGATTTGGGAGGCGAAGGAGATGTTTTCTAAGAAAGGTATAGACGATTTAGTAATTGGTAATAATTTATTTGATAAATAGGCTGAGAGGTTGTGATGATTTATGGCTGAAATAAAGAAAGAGGAAAAACCAAAAGGTATCCTCGGTAAACTAAAAGAGAAAGTTGACGATAAGGAGGAACAACTCCAATACTTAGCGACTTTAATAAGAGTAGTCGTTCTCGTCTGGTCCGCAGGAATTTTAACTTTAAATTATGTTAAAATACCAGGTTACGAACGAGGAGAAAGAATTGATCCAACTTTCATAGCTTCGGTGTTCACAGGAACTTTAGCTACCTTCGGGGTCGCTGCAGGAGGTAAGAAAAAGAATGGTGACAATGGTAATGGAGGAGCTAACATATCTAAGAAAGATATGGAGTTTCTTATAGCTAAAGCATCAGAAACTGCACCTGCACAGACCATTAGAATAGAGCAAGGTCCTGTGAAGATAGTCCCAGATACAAAGTAAGACAATGAACAAGTGGATTGGAATTAGTTTAGGAACCGTCTTTGGTATATCACATATCGGAATGATAGGTTTACTAGCAACTAGACAAAATAGTAAGGTACCATATATCAACCCACCAGTGGGTGACTATACTTCCTATGTTGTCTCAGCATCAGAAGATGGATATAAGATTAGTTACACTGCTAACGATCCTAAGACAATGCATATCACTAAGGACATCAAGAGAAAGGGTGGTTTCTTAGGACTAGCAAACAATACAACTCAGATTGTTGAGGAGTATGTCATGGATGGACAGACCAATCAGGGAGGTCCAGTTTCTAACCATAGATCATGGCAAGATCCATCTACTATCGTAGAAGGTGCTGCAGGTGGTGCTGTGGGAAAGTTAACTGCCAAGACCGTCGAGTGCATCGAGGCGGTAGGTGGTGGAAAACAGACAGGAAGACTTGTCGGAACTAGCGTTGGTGCTGCTGCTGCTCCTGCTGTATCAGGTATACCATTCGTAGGATGGTTAGCTGCAGGTTGGGTTGCAATGTTTGGTGGTAACCAAGGTGCTGAGATCGGTGGTAACATGGTTTCAGGACTTAACGATGCTTGCGAGGAACCCTTGCCATAAATAATAGTTCATGTTACTATTGTACATGGATTATAATGATATTAGACCATATCACGAACTAATTTCTGAAAACGAACGACTGGAAAGTATGATTCACATCTACCAAGAGGAGATCGACATAAACATCAAGAAGATTGATGAACTAAAAGCAGAGATAACGTTTCTTAGGGAACAGTTAGAGTACAAGACTCTAGGACCTCCTATATACTCACAAGAACATGACAACGAGGATTAGATCATGCAAAAAATTATTAATGGAATTGCCATCTTCTCAGGTGCTGTAGCACTTGGTGTAGTTGGTCTTGGTGGATATGTATTCATCAGAAAAGATGCTATTGTGGAAGCAACTAAAGTAAGAGTTGCCGAAGAATTACAAAAGGCATTACCAGGTTTAGTTAAGACAGCATTACCTGCTGTACCTTCAGTTCCCCCTACCACAGGACCAGCATTACCTGCACCTAGTAACCCTATACCATAAATGTCTGACCCTATACATGATATATTTGTAAGGGTACAGGAGATTAATACAATACAACCCCCTAATGTACCCAATGTACAGGTCGATATCCCAGTGATAGAGATCAGGGGGTCTTTTAATGGAGAGATACAGGTACAGAATAATAACCCACCTGTTGTCAGAAATGTTACAGTTCCAGTTGTTACTGAACTAGGTAAACCTATTGTTAATATACCTGGTTGTGTGGAAGCACACAAGGATAACAAAGGAAAGAATGATGAACTAATGGAGGATGATCCTAAAGGTGTACAGACATTCTGTGACGCAGGTACACCATCATTTAATCCTATAGATTATGTTTCAGATGAATTAGAATTTCAGCAAGAAGAATATAAACCAGACTTTAAGATAGAACCTCCACCAATGCCACCTCCACCAGAGGTACCAGAGACCCCTTGTGTTAGACCTAAGGTCAGGGATCCTATTACTCAGCAATGTGTAGAGAAAGTAGAACCACCAACAGAACAAATTATAGAACAACCTCCTGAACCAATTGTTTTTAGTGAGTATGTTCCAGAACTCTCTGTGGTCACAACTACAGCAGCAATTGCTACTACTGCAGCAGCGTCAGCGTTGTTAGCAAAACCTCTTGCCGATGCTTTGATGAAAGTATTTAAACCACTGGCTAAGAAAGGAGTTGCTAAGGTCAATGCAATACTAGGAAGGACTCCTCCTCATATTAATAGGTGGGAGATCAAAGCAAATGAATATAGAGAAAAGAAAGGTTTACCCCCTCTTAAGAAACAGAAAAAGAAAAAGGACTAGGCATAAATTTTTGTGACAAAATGGTGTTTGCTGCATAAATAATGGCAGTCAGGGAAACCTACACACGGAGCAACAAGATGCACTGAAACCCCTCTATATTATGGGTTTAAAGATAGGAGGAAAGACCATGAGAGTATCTCATAATCAATTAGCACAATGGAATCATGTTGAGACGCTACCCCTGTACAATTCTACAGACGACCTAATAGACGACTACTTCGAATGTCTAATTGACTGCGATAGCACAACGAACAGTTGTAGGAAAATATGTTCGGATCTCCTGAGATAGATTTAAAATAATAAAGACCCCTTAGGGGGTCTTTTTTTATTTCTGGGTAAAGTTAATTCCCTCCATGTGATCGTATTCGTGCTGAAATATTCTTGCCATCAGTCCTTCCATCTTAACTTTATGTACTCTCTTATATTCGTCCTCGAACTTGACCACGATACCCCATGGTCTTTCTATCTTTAAGAATGTCTCTGGATAGGATAGACATCCTTCTTCCATCATTTCTTTTCTATCATACTCTTTAATAATCTTAGGATTAAACACCACAATAACTTGCATGGTCTCTATGTCAGATACCATAGCGAATGCTCTCTCTTCTATACCAATCTGATTAGCAGACAGACCTACACCTCTATGGTGTAGCATACTCTCTACCAATGTCTGTGCTAACTCAGATCTATCTAAGTTGTATGAGCAATTATTAACCCTCCGTGAGAGGAGGGTGTCTGTGTTGTTAATTAGATCTTTAATCATTTCTCTGGTTTGTCTTTATTCTCTAGTTGGAAGTTCTCGTTTGGTCCGAGGTTCTCCCGTTTGATCAACGTAGCGTTCCCGTTAGCATCGTATGAGAATGTAGATACTTCGGTACCATTAGTCTTGATCTCAAATGTAACTTGCTTTAATTGCTTGTTACCGTCCTTATCTATTTCCACTACAGATGTCTGCTTAGGTTCCCAGTTGAGGAACTGCTGTGGTATTGAGTGGGTGTGACCATCCTTATGTTCATTACCTACTATAGTATGGTTAGCTACAACTACATCAGCACAGACCTTAGCATATTGTGTACCTGGTGCGAACGATATGCCTCGCTGCATCAATTCACCACAGTTCTTTAGCCTTGCGATCTCAAAGTCTAACCGCTTATTAGCCAAGACTTGTTGTTGTAAGGCTATCTGTGTATTAAAGGCGTTCTTACAACCCTGCTGCAGTTGTCTGTCTAGGGGTATAGAAACTGTCGCACTGATACCCAAGGATAGGTTGGTATTGTTTTTCTGACCAGTTCTTGTTGGAATGTAGTAAAGAACTTCACCTGGATTATCGGGAATACCGTCATCATCATTATCAGCGTTGTTGTATACAGGGTCATTATAGTACGATTCATAAGGATGCTGTTCAGATAACGCCCCAGTGACGAATGGAGTAATATTGAGGGTAGGTCCTTGACATGATATACCACCACCATACTGGTTGTTAATATATGGACCTTGTAAAACTTGTATTGCCTGGTTGGTGACTGAGCCTGAAGAGTTGGCGATTGGATTGGCAGTCGCAGAAACACCACCTACGTCTGTAGCCATAGCAGCAGGAGAACATGTAAGTGCTGCTATTACTGGGAGAAGATACTTGTTGTATCTGTGACGCTTGTTACGGTGGTTTCTCTTTGGATCACGGTCTGGTTGGAGATCCCTGGTCCTTGATATGTATTTGTGAGTTGGAAGGCAGCTCCTGGTGTCGTTATGGTATAGTCTCCTAGTGTTGAGAGATCCAGACCATGTGTAGTTTGGGGTGTCGTTCCTGACGTTCCAAGAAGGTCTATGCTTCCTGATGTTGTCACTCCATCTGGTAAGATGCTGTCGCCATTGTGGGAAACCCCTGTCCCTGTCACTGAATATTGCCATCCTGTATTATAATCTATAGAATTTATGGTCTCCGTCACCGTAGAAGTTGTCTCGGTGTGGCTAGTCATGGAGCCTTGGGTAAAATTGGGGACCACGGGCACCGCCATCACTGGGGTACCTAGTGACATGATAGTAAGACTAGCTAATACTACCTTCTTCATTATATATATCCCTAATTTATGGTAAGTTCAGATACGAATTGACCCGTAGCTGTAGTGCCAGCTCCACCAGCTGTTATTGTCATCAAACCTGCTGAGGTTATAGTTCCTGCAAGGGTTCCTGCGACACCGCCACTTTGAGTAGTTGTGATACCGAAAGCTGGCATGTCTGCGACAACACCACTGGTCACGTCTACACCACTACCGATAGTATTTACAGCGTCACCTGCGACGAAACTTTCACTAAAGCTGAAAGCTGAGCCTGCAGTATTAATATCGTATGTACCTGCGTCAAGTGTTGCAGCAGCAGTACCACTTGGTGTTACTAACTTACCGAAGTGATCGTCTGATGATGCCACTTTGATGTTGTTACCACTTACACTGTAAGTACTACCTATTCTTGTACTCTGTGTTGCTGCCCCGTCTACAGTTAACTGTGTACTGGTCGTCAATCTATGAACTAGATCTGCATTCGCAGCAGTTGGTAACAGCATCCCCATACCAAGAAGTAAAATTAATTTCTTCATTGTTCTCCGTTTTAGTTGTAGGATTACTAGCTCTATTTATCAAAAAAATTATGTTCACCAGGTACTTATACGGATAGCACTACTGCTAGTGGGTAAGAAGTGTGCTATAAATACATATGGATGCCGAAAGGATCCACAATCAAACAACTCGCTTACAAAGGAGACTATTATGACAAATTTAGCAAGATATCGTGCAGCTGATCTACCTGCCTTGATGGATAAGATCAATAAGTATGGTATAGGACTCGACAGTTACTTCGATCAGTTCTTTTCCTACAATGAGAACAGTAACTACCCACCCTATAACCTAATCCATCTAAGTAATCACGAAAGTAGATTAGAAGTAGCACTAGCAGGATTTAAAAAGGAAGAAGTTAAAGTCTACACAGAGTATGGTAAACTCTATGTGACAGCAGAGATAGAAGATAAGAAGGAAGAGGGAGAATTCATGCATCGTGGTCTTGCCAAGAGATCTTTCACTAGAATGTGGCAGATGTCTGAAGATGTAGAGATCAAACATGTTGACTTTGATAACGGATTACTTAACGTATTGTTAGGAAAGATCGTTCCAGAACATCATGCTCGTAAAGACTATCTCTAAATAGAGACAGTTATATTTCTTCCCTATGGGTAAGATAATGAGTCACCCTCTATGGATGCTACCAGTCATGGTTCTTGGCATGGTAGCAATGATAGAGGGTATTCATACAGGTGCACACCTGCACATGAAAATAGATGCTGATGCGTACTGTAGAAACAACGCTGAATGGGTAGAATCACATACGAATGATGATGATTATTGACACCTACATAATAATGTGTTAACATAAACCCTAGTAGAGAGAAACAAATGAAAGCGTCAGACATTGATTTACAGATAGATCCTAAGCCGACACCTGTTCCTACTACAGCAGGTGTAACAGTTACATCATATCCAGAGGGAAGTGATGGAAGTGTATTTAATGTTGAGTATTCAGATCCACAACACGTTCAGATTATTGACTCTGTTGCTGAACTCAGTACTAAATTAGACCATGTGCTAGAACATCTTCATAAACTGGAAGCAAAACTTTCTGGTGGACTGAAAATTGTATCTGAATAACGTACATATATAATGTACAACTAAAGAGACCCCAGAGGTCTCTTTTTGTTTGCCAATAACACTATGAACATGTATGTAAACCTATGCCATCGGTATAATGATAAGGCAGAAACCCTAACTGTGGACATACCACCTGAGTATACTGAAGAGTTTATGCAGATGGTACACATCCTCGCAGAGGAAAAGAATATCTCTGCAAGAAGATCCTTTACTGACTTAGTAAAGACAACATTTAATCAACTAATGGAGAAAGACTATGAGCGTAAGGGTCGTAAGAATGCAAAACGGAGAGGACGTTATAGCTGACGTTAAGGAGATGCGTAACCAAGATGGTACACCTCTTGCTTACAAGTTAGACTTTGCCTATGCACTTACGCTACAACCTAACAAAGCGATGCTATTAGAAGAAGGAGAGTCAATGGACTTAGATCACTTGGACGTTGAGTTCCAAACCTATGTGCCACTTTCTAAACATTCATACATCATGGTACCGATACCCTCGGTTGCATTAATATATGAACCACATGACAACCTTCTGTCCAAATACAATGAACTACTAGAAGAAAATGCTAAAGATACTGATACTACAATCAAACCCCCTGATACACCTGATGGGAATGATGACAGAGTTGGATGAAGAACCATCCATTCTGATAGAAAATTGCATGATGATTACTAAGGACGGTGCATTAGAGAAGTATCCTTTGCACACGGATCAACGTGACTTGTTCTTGACAAGTGACAATGTTTTTACTATAATTGATCCATCTCCTGAAATAGCGGAGAAGTACAGAGCACTTACTTAATGGGTTTTTATACAGACGTATTACTTCTTGGTGATGATATCCTTTACCGAGGGTATGAAGATGGTGATGCCATCACTTATCGTGAGAAGATCAGACCCCTGTTATATTTTGTACCTCAGGATCAAACCAAGAAGTCAAAATATAAAACTCTAGATGGTCGGTATGCTCATCCCAAAAGGTTCGATGGAGCTAGGGATGCTCGTTCTTTCATTGAGAAGTACGAGAATGTGGAAGGTCTAGAGGTGCATGGGTATGATAGATTTGTATATCAATTCATAGCAGATAAATTTCCTGATGAGATTGATTTCGATATGGATCTGATGAAGATCTATACGATTGACATCGAGGTCGCATGTGATAATGGATTCCCTTCTGTAGAGGAGTGTCGTGAAGAGATGCTTTGTATTACGATGAAGAATCTCATCACCAAGAAGATTACTACTTGGGGTACTCGTGAGTTCCAAGGGGAACATGAGTACAGGTTATTTAATACGGAATCAGAGTTGCTAGAGGACTTCCTACAGTGGTGGGTCTCTGAAACTCCTGATGTCATTACTGGATGGAACTGCAACTTGTATGATATTCCATACATTTGTCGCAGGGTCGAGCGTGTGTTAGGTGAGAAGTGGAAGAAGTCTCTGTCTCCGTGGAACAGAGTATTGGATCGAGAGATAGTTATCAGGGGTCGTAAGCAACTTGCATATGATATTGCAGGTGTTACGGTCCTTGACTATCTTGATTTGTATCAGAAGTTTACTTATTCAGCACAAGCATCTTATCGTCTGGATCATATTGCTGAAGTCGAACTAGGTGAGAACAAGTTAGATCACAGTGAGTATGAGAACTTTAAAGCATTCTATACAAATGATTGGCAGAAGTTCGTAGAATATAATATTCATGACGTGGAACTTGTTGACCAGTTGGAAGGCAAGATGAAACTGATTGAGTTAGCATTGTCCTTAGCATATGACGCTAAGGTTAACTTGTCTGATGTGTATTCACAGGTGCGAATGTGGGACACATTAATATACAACGATCTTAAAAAGAGAAACGTTGTTGTCCCACCGAAAAGAGGAGAACGTAAGAATGAACAATACGCAGGTGCCTACGTCAAGGAACCTAAACCAGGTATGTACGATTGGGTCGTCAGTTTTGATCTCAATAGTCTGTACCCTCATCTCATCATGCAGTACAACATTAGCCCAGAAACCTTGGTGGATAGAAGACATCCATCCGCATCTGTGGAAGGATTGCTCGCTAGAGATGTACAAATCTCTGGAGATTTTGCAGTGTGTGCCAACGGAGCACAGTATAGAAGGGACATCCACGGTTTTCTTCCAGAAATAATGCAAAGGATCTACGATGAACGTACGATCTATAAGAAGAAGATGATACAAGCGAAGAAGGACTATGAAAGTTCTCCTTCCGATAAACTTAGGAAAGATATTTCTAAGTTTAATAACATCCAGATGGCAAGAAAGATCCAACTTAACTCTGCCTATGGTGCTATTGGTAACCAATACTTTAGGTATTACAATCTTGCTAATGCTGAAGCAATCACATTATCAGGACAGGTCTCTATCAGATGGATAGAGAATAAGATGAATACTTACCTCAACAAATTATTAAAGACAGAAGATTATGATTACGTTATTGCTAGTGATACCGATAGCATTTACTTGCACCTTGGTCCTCTTGTGGAGAAGGTATTCCAGAACAGAGAGAAGAGCGATCAAAGCACACTTAGGTTCCTTGAGAAGGTGTGTGACGTGGAATTTGAGAAGTATATCGAGAATTCTTACGAGGAGTTGGCCACCTATGTAAACGCATACTCTCAGAAGATGGTCATGAAGAGGGAGAACATTGCCAACAAAGGTATATGGACTGCCAAGAAACGATACATCTTAAATGTATGGAATAGTGAGGGTGTTCAGTATGCTGAACCTAAACTAAAGATGATGGGTATCGAAGCAGTTAAGTCTTCCACACCTATGCCATGCAGAGGTGCTATTAAAGAAGCACTTGAGTTGGTCATGACCAAACAAGAATCTGATGTGCAGAAATTCATTGCACAGTTTAGAAAGAAGTTTGAGTCTATGCCATTGGAGGATATATCATTTCCTCGTAGTTGCAATAACATAGAAAAGTTTACATCCACCAAGGACATATATGGTAAGGGGTGTCCTATACACGTTCGTGGATCTCTACTTTATAATCATTATGTGAAGAAGCATAAGATACAAAACAAGTTTCCTTTCATCCAAGAGGGTGAGAAGATCAAATACCTTTACCTTCGTAAACCTAATCGCATAGGAGAGAATGTTATCTCATTCTTCCAGACTCTTCCAACCGAGTTCGAACTTGACGGATCAGTGGATTATGAGGTACAATTTGACAAGAGTTTCTTGTCTCCTATTAAGGGTATCCTTGATGCAATAGGTTGGACACCAGAAAAAAAAGTTACATTGGAGCATATTTTCGGATGACAAGTTCATTTTTACAGGACATAGCAGGAGAAATAGGTAATGAATACGCTAGTATCGTTAGTGATGGTGTCGCTTCTGGTGACACAAATAATTTTATCGACACGGGCAGTTACCTCTTTAACGCTCTTGTCTCAGGAAGCATCAAAGGTGGAGTTCCAGGGAACAAGATCACAGCTCTCGCAGGTGAGTCGAGTACAGGCAAAACTTATTTTTGTCTTGGGATTGTACAGTCTTTCCTCAACGACCATAGTGATGGTGGGGTTATTTATTTTGAGTCTGAGAGTGCTATAAGTAAAGAGATGATTGAGAGTCGTGGTATCGATTCTAATCGTATGATGATTGTGCCTGTTGTAACTGTACAGGAGTTTCGTCAGCAAGCAATTAAGATTATTGATAAGTATCTGGCACAGAAAGAAGAAGAACGTAAACCATTGATGTTTGTGTTAGATAGTCTTGGTATGTTATCTACCAGTAAAGAGGTAGAAGATACTGAAGCAGGTAAAGATACTCGTGACATGACTAGAGCACAGGTTGTTAAGTCTATCTTCAGAGTTCTTACTCTCAAATTAGGTAAAGCAAATGTACCAATGATTGTTACCAACCATACCTATGATGTAGTGGGTGCTTATGTACCTATGAAAGAGATGGGTGGTGGTAGTGGTCTTAAGTATGCAGCATCTACTATCATATACCTCAGCAAATCTAAAGAGAAAGATGGTAAGGATGTGATCGGTAACATTATCAAATGTGAGACTAAGAAGTCTAGGTTCACCAAAGAGAATGCTAAGATAGAATCAAGACTATTCTATGATGAGAGAGGACTTGATAAGTATTATGGTCTTCTTGAGTTAGGAGAGAAACACGGAGTGTTTACAAGAATAGGTAACAGATATAAGATGGGAGAAGTTAATCTATATCCTAAACAAATCTTGAGTAACCCAGAGAAATATTTTACACCCGAAGTTCTACAAGCACTAGATGAAGTTGCTGCTAAGGAGTTCGGATATGGAGCTTAAAGATTATGTCAGACACTACCCTCTGGCATTAGATCCCAGTCTCTGTCGTAATATCATTGATCTAGGAAAGAAAACTGAACTAGAAAGGTGGGAGCAGAAGGGTAGACCTCAATGGAATATGTTTAACATTACCCATGAGATCGAGAAAGAAAATCCTAAGGATGAATGGGTTAAGATTCATCAACAATTGATCCAATATATCAAGCGTCTCTCTGAGATCTATATGGCAGAGGTCAATTGTAAAGACTTCTGGCCAATAGAAAATTCATTTGAGCAAATTAAACTCAAGCACTATGATAAAGAAAAGAATGATAGGTTTGATCTACATGTGGATGTAGGTAACCATGATAGTGCTAGAAGATTCCTTGCCTTGTTCTTTTATCTTAATGATGTTGACAAAGGTGGAGAAACATGCTTTCATAATATAGATCACAGCATCCAACCAAAGGAGGGTAGTGCCTTAGTCTTCCCTCCCACATGGATGTTCCCTCACTCAGGAAAAGCACCCCTGTCTCATGACAAGTGGGTGGTCAGCACTTATTTACACTACCTCTAATGCAAAAGATCGAAGAGATCACCCTCAGTAAACTCATCCTTGATGAGAATTATTGTAGGCAAGTCATGCCTTTTCTTAAGGATGATTATTTTGACACCATTAATAATAAGGTTTTGTTTACTGCTGTACAGGAGTATGTACAGGAGTTCTCTGCAATGCCTGAACCTCAGGCACTTAAGATTGAGGTAGAAAAAAGGAGAGATATAAGTGAAGAAATCATTAAGGAGATCGAAGATTTCCTAGATAATAGGATTGATAGAGATCATTATAATAAAGATTGGTTGTTAGATACAACAGAAAAGTGGTGTAAGGAACGTGCTATCTACCTTGCTCTCATGGATAGTATTAAGATTGCTGACGGTCAGGATAAGACACAAAGTAAGGATGCTATTCCACATATTATGTCGGAAGCATTAGGTACAAGTTTTGATGACACAGTTGGACACGATTATATTAGAGACGCAGATCAAAGATACGATTTCTACCACACCATTGAGGAAAAGATTCCGTTCGATCTGGAACTCCTCAACAAGATTACAAAGGGTGGACTTCCTAATAAAACTCTCAACATTGCTCTTGCAGGTACTGGTGTGGGTAAGTCTTTGTTTATGTGCCATTGTGCTAGTTCTAGTTTACTCCAAGGTAAGAACGTTCTCTATATTACTTTGGAGATGGCTGAAGAGAAGATTGCAGAAAGGATAGATGCTAACTTACTTAATGTACCTATCCAACAACTCCAAGATCCACTCTTTAGTAAGGCACAATTTAGGACTAAGATAGACAAGCTAAATAAAAAGACACAAGGCAGACTTATCATTAAGGAATACCCAACTGCATCTGCTCATGTCGGTCACTTTAAGTCACTGATCAATGAGTTAGCAATGAAGAAAGGGTTTAGTCCTGATATTATATTCATAGATTACCTTAATATATGTTCGTCATCTCGTTATAAAAATACAATTGTTAATTCTTACACGTTCGTTAAAGCAATTGCTGAGGAACTTAGGGGTCTTGCGGTGGAAGCAAATGTCCCAATCGTCTCAGCTACTCAGACTACTCGTTCTGGATATGGTAGTTCTGATGTGGATCTTACTGATACCTCCGAATCCTTTGGTCTCCCTGCTACTGCTGACCTCATGTTTGCTCTTATTAGTACAGAGGAGCTCGAGGGAGTAAATCAAATAATGGTTAAACAATTAAAGAACCGTTATAATGATCCAACAGTTCACAAAAGATTTGTCATAGGTATTGACAGATCAAAGATGAAGCTGTATGATTGTGAACAGCAGCAACTTACCGACTCAGGTAGTGAAGAAGAGGTCTTAGAGATTGCCAAGACCGCCACCAAATTCGATTCATTTAAGATATGAGCAAGAAGAATTCCCACGGACATGACCACGACCATGAAAATGAAGTACCTGGTCCTGTACCCTTTGACCCTGCATCAACTGACAATGCACAGAAAGTAGCAGAGGAAATGAATAACTCTGCACAAGATGCCAAAGATGATATGGCAGAAGGTGCTAAGAAGATTGCAGATGAAACACCTAAAACTCCAGAAGATTTTATCAAACAGAAAGGGTTTACTGCATGGCAAGCAGCAGAGAAAATTAGAACCGATGAAAAGAAGAAGAAGGACAAGACTAAGTTTCAGATAGACTTAGACAAGTACATGGACTTCCAAGACAAGACTTGTTCTGATGCTAGTAAAGATAAGATACAATACATTGATAGGTTGAGACAACTATCTGAACAGGGATGTGACATTGCTCGTTTAGATACTGCATCTCAAGGACTAACTGCTGAAGCAGGTGAGTTCTGTGAGATCGTTAAGAAGCTGAAGTACCAAGGGAAACCTTGGAACGATGCTAACAAAGAGCATCTTATCAAAGAGTTGGGTGATGTACTATGGTATGCTGCGTGTGCAGCAAGGGCACTTGACATTCGTTTGGATGAAGTGTTCTATACTAACTCACTTAAACTTGCTGCTAGATATCCTGGTGGTGAGTTCTCAATCGAAGAATCAGAGAACCGTAAGGAGGGTGACATATGATTTATGTAATGGGTGCACTCGCTACCATCGTACTAATTGGTGTAATATATACATTATATAAGTACTGGGTATGATGGGTGAAGTGTGGAAGATCTGGAAGTACGCACTCGGATCTTTCCAAGACGAAACCACAAAGAGGTATGATGATATTATCTGCATCATCAGAACTTTTATCTTTGTACAGTTAGTAATAACTAATTGTTTTATTATCGCAGGTAACATTCGACATTGGAACGACAATCATGGCACTGAGTCAACAAGTAGAAGATTCATTAAGAGAGGCACAGGAAGACCTCAGGAATGCACTGTCCTTTTCATCGAGGACGGAACCCCCGTATGTGAGTAAACATATTGCAGATATTTTACACAACATCGAGAACCTAGTTCAGGTTACCGAACTTTTAAACACTGTAGATGAGGTAAGGAATGGACTTAAAGATAACTAATGAAGAGTTTGATACTATTATAATGAACCTTTGGATGCATCGTAAGAGTGATACAAAAACCAAAGAGTTATATAATAGACTTAAGTCTGAACAAAAAGACCCGAAGGAAGGATATGCTCCTTCTTATCATCAATAAATAGAGGGGTAATACCCTCTTTTTTAATGGCACTCCTATCAAGACCCACTACAGATGGTCAGAGTTCTTTTAATAAGTATATTGCTAACAATAGTAGTTGGCAAGATTTAGAATTAGTTATTGAGAATAACTTAGAAGCAACTTTCTATACCTTAAATAAGCAGAGTTCTCATGGTGTATTATCAGCAGGAGACTCACTTACTTTAGCATCTAATAGGCAAGAAACTATTGGTAGATTGGCGGTGGCCAAAGTTACTAACCGTGGTAGGACAGGGTATGTTGCTCTCAATAGAATTCGTAAACCAACCAGAACAAATGTACTTGCTGCTGAGACTGCTGCTATGCAACAACTGAATCAAAGAATTACAGAAATAGTCAGAGAGATCGGTCCTATTACACTCAACACACCCACTGGTTCTGTACAGGACTGTGTAGGTGTAGTCAATGTGACTGATAAAGTTAACGGTAGAGAAGCTAAAGCAGACTTTGCTATTGTAAACTCTAAAGGTGATAAGGTACTCTACATATCACACAAGAAGGCAGGTGGTGCTAAAGCATACCAACAGTATGGTGGTTTGAGTTCTAAAGCAGGTTCACTGGCAGACCCAAGATTAATTTTAGATGATGATGAGGTGCAAGGTTTCTTAGGAGAAGTTGCAGAACGTATTGTAGATGACCGATTAACAAATCCAGTGTATAAATTAGTATCAGGTGGTACTCTAATGATGAGATCAATCTATGGTCCTAACTATGGTAGTGCTTTTGGTATTGATAATGTACATGTTATTGGGCAAGCTAATGCTGTGTTGACCAGACAAACGGAATCAACATACTCATTTAGTTTCAGTGAGCATACCAGATGGAATGGTAATGCTATACACTCAAACGATCTAGATGAATACCGACCAGTTCTAGGTGCCACATACAGAGCAGGAAGGGGTTTTGAGTATGACAGTACACGCTATAGTGGTGCTCGTGTGGCAATTTATCCACTGGACTTTATCCAGAACAGATCCAACGTAGAGGTGCTAGAATAAGGACATGAGTAAGAACACACACTTAGAACATCTGGAAGATGAACTCATTAATAATGGGTATGCAGGTGGTCTAAATGCAATAAAATTTTTAGAGTCCCTTCGTGACATGCTAGGGACACAGGTTACAGGTACTAGGATCACAACTAAATGGGACGGTGCACCTGCTATTGTATGTGGTACTGATCCAGAGACAGGACTATTCTTTGTAGGAACCAAGTCAGTATTTAATAAGGTACCTAAAGCAGCGTTCTCTGATGCAGATGTAGATCATCATTATCCTGGTCCTATAAATGGTATCCTAAAGAAATGTTTATCAGAACTTAAGAAATTACCTATCTCAGGTATTCTACAAGGTGATCTATTGTACACAAGTACTCCTGGTCTAGCGAAGATGGGTGGTGTAAGTGGATATAAGTTTAGACCTAATACTATTACATACTTTGCACAAGAAGGTAGTGAACTAGGTAATAAGGTTGCTGCATCAAAGTTGGGTATAGTATTTCATACAACATATAGTGGAGCATCATTACCAGAAGCAACTGCATCCTTTGGTGCAAATGTAGCAGGACTACAAGGTGTACCTGACGTAGCAGTATTATCTTCAGACTTCCAGACTACAGGTAAGGAGGTTACTCTAACTGCTATGGAGAAAGCAGCAGTTAATAAGAATATAAATTCTGCTAAGACTAGCATGACTAAGGGTAGAAACTTTCTTGACCTCTTAGGTGGTAAGAAACCATTCGAATACACTGCAATGTTTAAGATGTACTTTAACCAAGTAGTTCGTAGTGGTAACGTTCCATCATCCTCTGCTGTTATGCTTAGGGGGTTTGTTGCCTTTGTGTCAGGACGCTTTGACATGGAAATAGCGAAGAAAAAGACCGAGAAAGCAAAGAAACAATGGCAAGAAAAGAAACGACAAACTATTTCATACCTAAATAGTAACAAAACTGCCATACATAGTGCTATGAATGCCTTTACTGCATTGATGACTGCTAAAAACATCATCATCAGTAGACTACAAAAGGTTAAAGGCATTGGTACGTTTATAGAGGATGAAGATGGGTACCGAGTAACAAGTCCTGAGGGATTCGTTGCTATTAAAAATGGTACTGCTATGAAACTGGTCGATAGATTAGAGTTCAGTCGTGCTAACTTCACCGTTGCAAAAAATTGGGGATAAATGTTAACATTTCACGTCTTTATAACTGAAGCATACGATGCTACCAAGAAAACCAATCCGAAAGCCAAACCTACAGGTAATGGTAAAGCGGAAAGGCAGGCTGCAGACAAACATGTTGCCATAACTTTTGGTAGATTTAATCCACCACATGCAGGTCATGGTAAGATGCTTGATGCTGTGCAGAAAGCAGGTGGTGACTCTGGTAACTACAGGATCTATCCTAGTAGGACACAGGATCATAAGAAGAACCCTCTAGATGCTAATCAAAAGGTTGATCACATGCGTAAGATGTTTAAGAATCATAAGGATAAGATCCAAAATTCTGAACAGCATAGAAATATATTTGATATCCTTCGTGACCTCAATGATGAGGGGCATGAGCATGTTACTATGGTAGTAGGTGATGATCGTGTAAAAGAATTTCAGAAGTTAACTGACAAGTATAACGGTAAGCACTATAACTTTAAGAGTATTAATATACAGTCTGGAGGAGCAAGAAACAAAGACTCCGAAGACCCTGTAGAAAGACTTTCAGCATCAGATCAGAGGAAACATGCGTCAGGTGATGACCATGATAATTTTCATCTAGGTATGCCTAAAGGTTTTAGTAAGGCACACTCTCTAAAACTGATGGCAGATGTTAAAGCAGGTATGACACCACCTGAGAAACTCAAGAAGGCAAAAGCCAAGCAAGAGAAAGCAAAAACAGAGTCATGGTTGTTTGCACCTAAACTTAACCAAGAAGAATTGAGAGAACACTACATCGAAGAAGAGATCTTTGAGGTAGGTACATTAGTAGAGTATGATGACACTGGTATTCGTGGTACTATTGTTCATCGTGGTAGTAACTATGTCATCCTTAAGGATGAGCATGGTGATGAATTCCGCACATGGTTGCATCATGTAACAGAAGTTACAGATGCTAGTAAGAACAGGAAGGATCAATCTAACTTCTCTGCAGATGATGGATCAGGAAATGATTGGAAGGTTGGTACAGATAAATATCGTCAAGCAGTACAGGACATGACACCTGGACAAGCAACAACTAAATTCGGAGTTAAGTTTTCCGACTTTAGAAAGGTTGCAACACCTAAATAATAGTTACGGACTACTAAAAAGCAATGACAACTGACATAAAAGTGTCTGCAGAACTCATGGGTTATACCCTTGATGAACAGATGACAATCCTAAAACATGTTGACAGAGAGTCACAAGCTCCCTCCCAACGTATGCAGGAGACAGTTGATAAGATCATTAAGATCATCGATGAGTCACCTATCCAAGATACTTTCGAAGGGTATGGTGGATTTCCTATCGAGAAAGAATTGATCGATAAGAACAAGCGTATCTCACCTGATGATCGTAACATCGGTAGAGTTATCTCACCTGGTGGACAATCAATGGTTATCACTGGTCGTAAATCTGATGGTCGTTACATTGTAGTAGGTAAGAAAGGAGAGAAGACTGCTAAGTATGCAGAAGACATAGGTGTACAAGGTCCTAAGGAGTCTATTGATATAGATGACTTGCATAGATCTATGTTGGAAGCTATGACAGTTACTAACGCTGATAAGAAAGGTAACACTCCTGCATGGCAGAACTTTAAGAAAGGCATGAAGAACAAGAAGGGGGAACCCGTCTATAAAAAAGCAGATCATGTCAAAGAGGACACTATTACAGAAATCTCTGCTGACCTCGCACTAAAAGCATCCAAGAAGGCTGAAGTGGAAAGAGGTAAGGCAGCAGTAGCAGGTGATAAAGAGAAGGCTAAGAAGAAACTAGCACAGTCTTCTCGTTTATACTCTGCTCAGAAAAAGAAAAGGCTTGGTGAAGAGACTATCGATGATCTTATCGAAAGATACATCGACCTAGATGATGATTACATCGATGAGATTAGTTTCGAAGAACTCGAAACATTATTTGTAGAAGCATTAGAAGAGTTGGATGAAGGTTCACTTAATGAAGCACTCGAAGCTATAGATGGCATAGAGTTGTTAACAGAAGCACCATCAAAGCATTCAGCATTCCCTAATGTTGCAGTACAAGCACCAAAGAAAGAAAAACCAAGAGATGCAGGTGCCATTGCTCGTAAGACATTACAAGACAAGCAACCTAGCAAAGACAACTCTGGTCCTTCTCGTGCAGAAAAAGTGAAGTCAGCACTTAAGAGTGCAGGTTCAGCTGTTAAGAAGGGGTTAAAGAAAGTACCATATCAAGCAGGTAAAGCTGCAGGTACAGCAGTTAACGTTGCTAGTAAGGTGGGTAGTGCTGCTAAGAAAGCTGGATCAGACTTTAAGTCTGGATATAAAGATGCTCGTGCGTCTGCTAAGAAAAAAGTGAAGTCCAGTGTTTCTACATCATCTAGTTCTAGTACAGACGGAAAATCTAGTGTAACTGGTAACAGTTATGTCTCAGGTTCAGGTCGTAGTGGAGGTTCCAAACCATCTAGTTCTAGTAGTTCATCATCTGGTTCCTCAGGTGGTGGTTTAAAAGCTGGTATCAAGAAAGTCGTTGGTAAGATTGCCCGTAGTGTTTCTCGTGGTTCCCGTAATGTTGCAAGACGTATGGGAGAAAGTTATGATTGGCGTAAAGCAATGGAGGTAAACTCATGAGTTCCAGAGCACAACAAACACTATTAAATAAGAATGATCGTCGTGACAAGGACCATCAACCTGCTATTATGAAAGGCGGGACCAAAGTCAAAAAAGGTATCATGATTAATCCAAAGAAGGAGGATCTTATGCAAGAAAAATTAGATCCCGTCGGTAAAGAAGATTCTGACATCAACAACGACGGTAAAAAGAACCAAAAAGATGACAAGTATCTTAAGTATAGAAGAAAGGTACGAGGTGCAGTCATCAAGAGAAGAGATAAGTTACAGAAAGAATCACTCGCACTAGCAAAGTCTCGTGTCCCTGATGGATATGATGCTAGAGTTGATATAGAAATCGAACCAATCAAAGAGGTTGCAGTAACAGGTGCTGCTCTACCTGCATCTGTAGGTGCTACTGCTCACAGTAAGACTAGCAAAGCAAAGGATAATCTTAAGAAGAAGATGCTTGCAGCAACTGCTGAGTATGATAAGAAAAAGAAAGAGGCAAGAAGGTGACAGCAATCCTAGAGTGGGATAACGATGCTGCTGCCGATAGGCTTAAATCCTACGAACAAGAAAAAGTAAAGGCAAAAGAAACCAAGTATAAATCCAAGTACGGTAAGAAAAGGTACAAGGAATTTATGGCTAAGGATGCTGATGCCAAAGAGAAACAGAAGAATGCTATCAGGAACCCCAAAGGTGTAAGAGCATTACACAAAGGCAAGTGGGGTTACATGAAGAACCGTAAATTTACAGCAGATAAGAAATGACATACAAGGCACCAGACAGAGTACCATACGATGAATGGTTTGACCGAAACTATAAGTACATACCAGGAAAGACTAAGCATCCATATGATTCTTGGCCAGTAGCAACCTTACATGAGAAGATGTACCAGTTAAGTATTGCCACAAGAGATAAGATGATGGGGTCGGAAGCCTATATAGTTTAGTTAACTATAGTTATTATCATGTTAGGTTTTTTACTTCCAATCGCATCAAAAATCATATCAGATGCAGTAGATAAGATCCCCGATGACGCAGAGCTCGGAGAGAAATTAATAGATATCTGCCTTAAGATCATAGGCAAAGCAGTCAAACTTACTAAGACTGATGCTGATGACAGGTTGTTTGAGCAAGTCTCAAAGGCAATCAAGGCTCGATAAATTATAAATAAATAATAGGATACCAACAACTTTAAGAGGAATTACAATGTCTGTCGTAGGAAAAATTGACGCAGCTGCATTCTCTAACACAATTGGAGTCACCAATGGTGATGCTACTGTGTCTAAGAATGCGGGAGATAGCGTAGTAGTAGGCGACGTGCTAGAGATTAGTAGCGTTGCTTATATCGTTAAGCAAGTAACAAGTACAACATCTATCGAATTGCATAAAGTATATGCAGGTAGTACAGCAACTGTTGCTGCTGCTAGTGTAATCAAAAGGACACCGCCAAAGGCAGTGGCTGAGTACGTTATACTTGGAGGAGACTCTAACTCCTACGAATTGGTATTTGTAGATACAACTGAAGATAGCATCGCATCTAACAAGACTCGTGGTATCTCAGGTCCAGGATGGTGGCAGTATCGTACATACCAAACACACAATGGTGACACCAAGCATAAAGCTGAGTGCATCGTACCTCTTAAAGTTGCAGTTGGAACTTCTGGTGATCTTGATGACGATACAATCGCAGCAGATGTACTAGAAACTATCACAGTTGGTACACAACCTGCTAACTCCACCTCATCTTCTGGTGCAGGAACATTCGTTGCTGCCTTCACAGTCGATCAGTCTGGTACAAAGCAGTACAAGTGGCAAAGACAGACAGCTACAGCTACTACACGTTGGGTGGACATCACTGCTAACCTTGACACTGGTATCACATACGCTGACTTCACTACTGCAACACTTGCATACAGTAGTCTCGGTGGTACTACACTTAACGGTTACAAGTATCGTTGTGTTCTTAACACAAGTAAAGGTGCTGAACAGAAGTACACCAACGGAGCTGCTACTCTAACCTTCGGTAGCTAAATAAAACCGAACCATATTATAAGTAATGCGATTTGATCATCTAGATGAGAAGAATCATTTGATGTTCGCAATCAAGTACTACGAGAATCCACAGTCTGTGACTGTGGATGACTTTCTGGAAGATATGAAAAAGTTTAAGTACCTTAAGAGGTTGCTTAAGCGTTATCTAAAGACAGGAGTACTGCGTACCACACTGATTCTGAATCACTTAATAGTTTTGTTTAATGTATTTGGTGAAGGTACCCTACCTTTATTAATGTACAAACTTGAGAGGGAATACTACTCCTCTGTCAAAACATTTTTGATATACCTCAGCAGGTATCCCGAAGATGGTAATGAAGGAGTACTAGAAGATGTACCACTTGATGAAACTATCTACGACACACTAAGGAAATTGTGATTAACGAAGATGCCCCAACAATGAGTGCAGGTACTGGTGGATTCTCTGGATCTGCCAATGCTAGTGGTCCTGTGGCAGGTTTTGATCCAATGCTAGGTTCGAACAGCGAAAAGAAACCTAGACTGAGGAAGAAGCGTAAGTATAAGAGTAAGTGTAATGAAGGACTTGTGGTAGGACACGTCACTCCTAAATCTGAGAAGGAGAATGACAGGTACCTGCCTTTTAAAGTATGTTATGACGGTGCACAAGAGTATGTACTCTATGGTAAGTCCGAAGCAGACATTAAGATACAACTCAGGAAGATCTACAGACCTGAGAATCATAAAAAGATATATGTGAAACGTTTGTATCCCAATCAGGTGATCAAATTTTACTACGACCTAAGGATGAAAGCGTTAAAGAACCAGTAGGATGGACCAGAATATAAACACAGCTATACTAGAAAGATTAGAAAAAGTAGTATCATCATTACAGGATAACTCCGTGAAGATGGGTCAACTACTGGCAGTTCATAATGAGAAGTTAGATAAGCAAGATAAGATAGATCAGGTATTATTCGAGAAGGTAGATAGGTTACATGCAGACCTCAACAGAGAAACAGACTCAATCAAACGTGGTTGTGAAAGAGACATCCGTAAAGTCGATGACCGTCTTAGGACGATGGAAAAGAAAATGTGGAGTATCTTTGGTGCTCTTTCTCTTCTATCTTTCCTCGTTAGTCCAGTCGGACAGAGAATAATCCGTCCACTCTTGACAAGTGGAGCAGAAAGTACTATGATATCAATACCCACTAGCACAATTAATGAGTACAGTTGATGACCTCTATATTAATAGGTTATCCATTCGATTAGAAAAATTTAAACGAGTTAAGAACTCACTATACAACTTCCGTTGCCCCTTCTGTGGAGATTCCAAGAAGAATAAGAACAAGGCTCGGGGGTATTTTTTTCTGGTCAAAGGACGTATGGTATACAAATGCCACAACTGTGGTGTTGGGAAGACTACTGCGAACTTTCTGAAAGACTTTGCTCCTGATTTGTATAGTGAATATCAGTTAGAAAAGTATCGTATGAACTCTACTGGTAAGGGTACAACGGTAGAGAAATTTACTATCCCTGACAGTACACCAAAGTTTAAAAAACCACACGATCTCAAATGTATTTCTGATCTAAATAAAGAACACCCTGCAAAGAAATATCTTCTCGATAGGAAGGTTCCAGAGAGTCAACTCTCAAGACTATTCTATGCTGAGAAGTTTAAGACTTGGGTCAACACACAGAAGAAAACGTTTGATAGTCTCCACAATGATCAACCCAGAATTATTATCCCACTCGTTCGTGCAGATGGTACATGGTTTGGCATTCAGGGTAGATCTTTGGCAAAGCATACAACGTTACGATACATTACAATAATGTTCGATGATCATCAAAAGGTCTTTGGACTTGATACTATCAACCAAAATGAAAAAGTTTATGTTACAGAAGGACCCTTGGACTCCCTCTTTGTGGACAATGCTATCGCTATGTGCGGTGCCGATGTTGACCTTAGTGCTTGGGATTATGAGTTTGTCTATGTATATGACAACGAACCAAGAAACAAACAGATCATTGAGCGAATGGAAAAATCCATTAGCAAGCAGGATAATATAGTGATCTGGCCAAAGAATGTCGAACAGAAAGACATCAATGATATGGTGTTGGCAGGACTTGACCCTTCTGCTATAATATTATCCAACACATATAATGGATTGGAAGCAAAATTAAAATTCACAGACTGGAAACGAGTATGATCAGCGTAGTAAAGCGTAACGGTGTAGTCGAACCCCTTAACCTCGACAAACTTCACCGCATGGTGGAGTTCGCATGTGATGGACTCGCAGGTGTATCTGAATCAGCAATAGAGATGAACTCTAATTTGCAATTCTATGAGAATATAATGACATCTGACATACAAGAGATCCTTATCAAATCTGCAAATGATTTGATTACATTAGAGCAACCTAACTATCAGTACGTTGCTGCTCGTTTACTTCTATTTTCTTATAGAAAATCTGTATATAAAGGACATCCAGACAATCCTCCACCTCTTATAGAGCATATTAAGGAGTGTATTGACAAGGGTGTGTATGATCCTGACCTTATCAAACAGTATTCGGAAGAGGAATGGTCAGAACTTCATGACTTTATTGATTGGGACAGAGATTATCTGTTCACATATGCAGGTCTACGACAGGTCGTAGATAAATATCTAGTACAAGATCGCAGTACTGGTGAGGTGTTTGAGACACCACAGCAGATGTACATGTTAATTGCTGCTACTCTCTTCCAAAATTATCCCATCGAATCAAGAATCGATTATGTCAAACGGTACTACAACGCAATCAGCAAGCACAGAATCAACATCCCAACCCCCGTCATGGCTGGAGTCAGAACACCCATTCGTCAATTTGCATCTTGTGTTCTGGTTGATATTGATGACACCCTCGATAGTATCTTTAGCAGTGATATGGCTATTGGCAAATATGTCGCACAGAGGGCTGGTATCGGTATTAACGCAGGTAGAATCAGGGGAATCAATTCTAAAATCAGGGGTGGAGAAGTTCAGCACACAGGTGTGGTCCCCTTCCTTAAAAAATTTGAGTCAACTGTCAGATGCTGTACGCAAAACGGTGTCCGAGGAGGATCAGCTACTGTCCACTTTCCTATCTGGCATCAGGAAATCCAAGACATCATCGTCCTCAAGAACAACAAAGGAACAGAAGACAACAGAGTCAGAAAGTTAGATTATAGTATTCAGATCAGTAAGTTATTCTATGAAAGGTTTATCAGGAATCAGGAAATCTCGCTTTTTTCTCCCCATAATTGTCCTAACTTGTATGAGAGTTTTGGGACCGATAGGTTTGATGACCTATATTGCAGTTACGAAAGGGACGAATCCATCCCCAGAATTACAGTTAAAGCAAAAGAATTAATGCTTGACATCCTCAAGGAGAGGGCAGAGACAGGTCGTATATACATTATGAATATCGATCATTGTAATGAGCACTCATCCTTTAAGGATAAAGTTAACATGAGTAACCTATGTCAAGAGATTACTCTACCTACTGACCCTATCAATCATATAGATGATGAAGGAGGAGAGATTGCACTCTGTATTCTATCTGCTATCAACGTAGGTAAGATAACAAACACAGATCAGATGGATGAACTCTGTGACCTTGCTGTTCGTGGACTAGAAGAACTAATAGACTATCAAAACTATCCTGTAAAGGCAGCAGAACGCAGCACAATAGCACGCAGGTCATTGGGTATAGGATACATTGGTTTAGCACATTATCTTGCTAAGAATGGTGTCAAGTATGATGACCCTGCTGCATGGCAGTTGGTTCATGACCTAACAGAATCATTCCAATACTATCTACTGAAAGCATCTAACCAACTTGCTCAGGAGAGAGGAAGATGTGCAGGATTTGATGACACAAAATATGCTGATGGAATACTACCTATCGATACATATAAGAGAGATGTAGATTCTATAGTACCTCATAACCTCAAGCATGATTGGGATAGTCTTAGGACATCTATCACCACCCACGGTCTCAGGCACAGCACATTGTCCGCACAGATGCCTTCGGAGAGCAGTTCCGTTGTGTCAAATGCAACCAATGGAATCGAACCACCTAGAGACTACTTGTCCATTAAAAAATCAAAGAAAGGACCGCTTAAGCAGATTGTTCCGTCTTATCAATCACTAAAGAATAACTACACATTACTATGGGATATGCCATCTAACGAGGGTTACATCAATGTCGTAGCAGTGATGCAGAAGTTCTTTGATCAAGCAATAAGTGGTAACTGGTCATACAATCCAGAGAACTATCCTGACAATGAAGTTCCTATGGATGTGATGGCAAGAGACTTCTTGACTACCTATAAATTAGGATGGAAAACTTCTTACTATCAGAATACATATGATGCTAAGAAGGATGTTGATGAACCTGCACATCCAATCGGATGGAAGGATGAACAACCACATGAGGACAACGAGGGTATGTATCTAAATAATCTCGTGAATGAAATATTATCTGGTGATGAATCAGAATGTGAGGCATGTAATGTTTAGTGCAGAACTAAAGGCAGGGACTAAGAAGTCCCACTCGGCAGCAGAAAATACTAAGTTTGTTGGTGCTTTCCTCCGAGGTGTGGTAGATGAAGAAGAGTATAAGAAACTAATAACTAACTTCTTCTATGTCTATAGTACGATGGAAGAACTGATAAAGGCTACAGAAGATCCTATTGCTTCTATTCTTAAGAAGTATCAGGTAAAACTAAATCGTACTGCATTTCTTGAGCAGGATCTTAGATATTTCTATGGTCCTATGTGGAGGAATGATGTATATAAAGGTGAGTCTGAAGCATGTAAGACATATATCCATAGACTTAATGAGGTTGCACAGAATGATCCTTATCTTCTTGTAGCACATCATTACACTAGATATATTGGTGACCTATCAGGTGGTCAGATATTAAAGAACATAGCAGAGAAGGCATTAAAACCTCCCAAGGGAGCAGGTCTAAACTTCTATGAGTTTCCTTACATAGAGGATGCTAAAGCATTTAAGACAGAGTATCGTGCTGCTTTAGATGAACTACCACTTGACGAGAGTCAAAAGAATGCTATGATCACTGAAGCGAACTACGCATTTAGACTCAACATGTATTTGTTTGACGAGATACAAACCCGTGATAAGTATCCACTACTTACTTCACTCAAGGGATTATGGAAAGTGGCAACAGGTTTCATAGGAGGTTAGATGGGTACAACAGTCTTTAATGCACAGAAGATTGACACAAAGAAACAACCAATGTTCTTTGGTGCACCTTTAGGAATGCAACAATACATTGATTATAAGTATCCTGACTTCGAACGCTTGTCACAATCACAACTAGGTTACTTCTGGAGACCTGAGGAGGTTTCACTACAGAAGGACAGAGCAGATTACAAAACGTTAAACGAACAACAGAAACACATATATACAAGTAACCTCAAGTATCAGATCCTATTAGACTCTGTGCAAGGAAGAGGACCAGGTATGGCATTTAAACCATACTGTTCTTTACCTGAGTTGGAAGGTGCTATGAGTATATGGGAGTTCATGGAGGGTATTCACTCCAGATCTTACACCCATATTATTAAAAATGTTTACGCTGATCCAAGTGAAGTGCTTGACACAACCTTGGACGACGATAAAATAATAAAGAGAGCACAAAGTGTTACCGCAGCATACGATGACTTCATCGATACAGCACAAGAATGGGCGGTAGGTAACATGTGGAAGGATGGATACAAACAATCCCCCACAGCAACTTGGACTCTTCATGACATTAAAAGAAGACTTTATCGAGCAGTAATCAATGTTAACATTCTCGAAGGTATTAGATTCTACGTCTCGTTCGCTTGCAGTTTTGCGTTTGGTGAACTCAAACTTATGGAGGGATCCGCTAAGATTATCTCTCTCATCGCACGAGACGAAAGTCAGCATCTTATCCTTACTCAAAAGATAATCCACAAGTGGAAGAAGGGTGACGATCCAGAGATGATACAGATCGCCAAAGAGGAGGAGGAAAACGTCAGAGAGATGTTCCTCAAAGCAGTTGATGAAGAAAAAGATTGGGCAAGATACCTTTTCGAAAAAGGATCTATGATTGGACTCAATGACAGACTATTATGTCAGTACATAGAGTGGATTGCTAATCGTAGAATGAAAGCCATAGGACTTAAACCAGAGTTTGATATCTCAGCTAAGAACAATCCGTTACCGTGGACAAATCACTGGCTAAATAGCAAAGGTCAGCAGAATGCACCACAGGAGACCGAGATTGAGTCTTATGTTGTCGGAGGTATCAAACAAAATGTTAATGAAGACACGTTTGCAAACTTTGAGCTCTAACTTAACCAACTGGTTTAGGAGCAAAGTTATTGACAAGGAGACCATGGAAGAAGAAACATTCTTACCAAGAGAACAAGGTGATTGGCTCGCTGAGAGACCCTCATCGTGGTATTATGGACCACTTGAGTTTCCTCCGTGCTTTACGCAGGGATCTCAGACGTACACGTCCGATGGGTTTACCGAACAGAATTAAGAGAATGTAAACTTGCATAAATAGTTTTGTCATGCTATCATGACATTACGTTCATCTTGATACAGATCAAGACGCAAGTAAGCCGACACGGAACGGATCGTTCATCACTATGTACCCCATCATTCTAGCTACAGCTCTTGCTTGTACTGATGCACTCTGGTTAGCAGAGGGTGTCAGAACTAATAGGGATTTAACTAACGAACAAAAGGAAGAACTCGTTGAGGTCTTTCTAAAGGGATGTGTGGAAGATAGTGACGCAAATGCCGACTGAAGGAACGGGTCTAATCAACCCTACCTAAGGTAACCAAAATGGCACAAGTCACATACAGAGGTGTTTCTTACGACACCAACAATCGTCCTAATCAGGATGCAAAACAATCTAATCAGCAACCTCTAGTCTATAGAGGAATCAAGGTTGAGAAGAAGTAAGATTACAAGGAGGGGTTGACACCCTCCTTTTTTCATGCCATAATAACTTTGTGCCTGATCAGCACATTGGGTGTGACTGAATAAACTTACTGGCATATAGCTGGTTAAGGTGATGAGACACAGGTGGTGCTGCACCGAAAGGTGAATCGACTTACCAGTCGGGTCTCAGGCAGAGATGTT